TTAAACCGTTTGAGTTTATCAGGCTCAAGTATTGCGGTATGAAAGTAACCGCCAACTAAAAACGCTGGACTACTAGGCTTTGGTTTATGCAAGTCTTTAGGATTTTTAAGTAATACACTTATATCCGAGTTGCTTAGAAACTGTTTGCCAAAGTCACCATAATAGTGCTCATCGTTTCTTAGTTTAGTGTAAATTTCTTTTGTCATTAAGCTAGTTGTTTAATTTGCGCTGGTGTTAGTTCATATTTCTTTTTAATAGCATCTACTGATCCACCGCCTTTTACAAATTCAATAGCTTTAGTCATTTGATCTTTTGTTATTTTAGCTTTTGGCTTTTGTGTAACCTGTTGTGCTTTGCCGTGTTTGTTTGTAGCATCAGCATCTTCAGTATCATCAATTAAAAATAAATTGCCAAGCGCATATTTTTTAGCATAAGTAGAAGCTGCACCAAATTGTTGAGCAGTCTGCATACCTTTCTGCTGTAAATCTACGCCAACTACTGCTGTAGCGTGTATAGCACTTTTGCCATCGCTAATTGTAGCAGTTGTCTGTATCATAGGCATAGGCTCTGAAGCAATTAATTCTTCTGATACTGTTACATAAATATTGTGTTGTAATAAAAACGGCTTAACGCCTTCGAGGATGTCTTCAGCTTTACGGAAGTAGTACTTACCGAAGCTATTGTATGAAGACTTTTTAGCTTTTAACTTAGTCTGTACATCAGCTAATTTTTTAGTTAATTCTGTCATTTGGTATATTGGTTTTGTTATATATATAGTCACACGATAATCTTTACTTTTAACAAAGTAACTTACAGATAATCAGCTACTTGCGAGTGTTTTACACTGTGTTTTAACTTGTCAATAGCTTGCTTTTTTAACTGCGAAACACGTACATAAGAACTGTTGCCTTTAATACCTAAATGATTAGCTATTTCAGTAGCAGACTTTTTATTACAGTCAAGTCCATAACTCATTTTTATAACTTGAGACTCTTTATCGTTTAAATATAAGTCTAGTATTTTTAATAAAGCTTTATTAATGTCTTTATTGTTTAATTCTTCTTCAACATCTGGTATATCATATATAACATTTTTATTTTCTAAAGCTTCTATTGATGTAAATATAGAGTTAAAATACATTTCAGCTGCTTTTTTATCATTATCAAAGTCTTTTCTTATTTCATTAAGCTTGTGCTCTGGTATGCGCATGCTGCCACGATTATTATCTATAGCTCTACGTATTGCACCTTTAATTCGTTTAGCTAAAAAAGATTTAAGTCTTTTTTCTGGATTATCAGCTTCATATATAGTATTCCATATAATCTTATCAACAGCTTTAATAAGTCCAACACTACCTTCTTCTATCATATCTGTTATAGTCATAACACCAGAAGCTTGAGGTGATGTTGAAAATTTTCTAGCAAGATTTTCTACTAAAGGCATAAACATAATAATTAACTCATCTCTACTATAACTTTTCCACTCTTTTTTACCTATACGTTTTATGTTAACTTTTAAATCGTTTTTATACCTATTATAATTTTCTTGATTATATTTTTTCATTTTAATAATTGTTGGTTTAATAATTCTTTTTCTCTTTTTAAATCATTACACATGTGTCTATATATAGTTCTAGCTGAACAGTCTAATAGCCCTGCGATGCGTCCTATTGTAATCTTTTTATTCATGTCATGCATATCTATCATAACTGCATATATGTCATCTGGATGTATCTTGTTTGTTACGCCTATTAGTTGACCTACAATAGATAATTTCATTTCTTTTGTCAATCCACTAAAAGGTTTAAATATAACTTTACGCAACTTGTTTTTAGGTGGACGATCAAGATCTAACATGCTAATCTCATATATTATTTTATTTAAAGCATCTGTTGTTATATTAAAAGTAACAAAGCCGTTTGGCTTGTGAGTTATATATAATGCTAGATCTGTAAACTTGTCAGGATTTAAACTTGGATTTAAATACCATAATGTAAGTAAATGCCATTTAAGAGATTTATAAGTATTTATTTTTGCAGACGATCGAAACAACTCATAACACTGATGTGTTCCGTTTTCAAAGTACATAAACTCTTTAGTATCAATATCTGGTTTATCAGTTATAGGTAAGCGTCTATATATAATCTTATTATTATTTAAATATGTAAGGTTTCTATCGTATGACATAAGCCTATTATTAATTATTCTTAGGGGCTGTTGTCACAGTCCCCACTGGTTTTAACGATGCGATAATAATTCTTTTGCCTTTATCGTTTGCAAATTTAATTTCATTAAATTGCTTAATACGTTTCTTTAGGTCGTTGCTCATATAATTTTTCGGTTTTAAGGTTTGCAATATCTTTTTTACCATGTATATAATAGTTCCAATAAGCTTGTATACTGCAATCATCTTTGTATTCATCAGGCATACACTGTGGCATTTTTGTTAATCCTGTTTCTAATATACCGCCTGGCAATATAGATAATGGATCTTCACATTTAATTATAGATAAATGCTTTTTACCATAACGTCTTTCATATTCTCTACCTAGCTCCATCATGTGCCTATACAACCATGTATAATTTTCACCTGATTGTCTAGCCCATATACTAGATGGATGGTTTTTATGTGCTATCTTATATGGTACATCAGCATCGTCAGTCATAATACAGTGATGTGCGGTACATAACATTTGAGCTGACTCAAGTATCATTTTAACAACATGCTTATTGTATTGATACCTAGCGGCTTGTTCTGGGTTTTGGTGTAAATAAAATATGTTCATAAGTTTTCTACAATTTTATTAACTTTGTCTAAATGCTTTTTAACTGCAGCACACTTTTCGTACTCTTCACGGTCTTCATATAAGTTTATTAGTGTCATTAACCTAGCTAATTCTCCAACAGCGTGATCGTTTAAGTCATCAGCATAATAAGACATTCTATCTCTAGCATCTTTTTGTTCGTAACCGTAGATACGCTTAATCATAGCGCCTGCTAGTTTATCTACTAGTTCGTTTAATTGTTTATCTGTCATAGTTATATTATCCATTAGCTTTCGTTTTTAATTTGTGAGTACTTATCTATAAGATCACTTGGTGTACCTACAAATATACACTCGCCAGTTAGATCTGTAAATGGTCGTACTGCAAATATACTTATAAATGTTTCTTTCATAGGGTGTTGCCATATATAATATATATATTCTAAGTCATCGTGTCTAGCTGTTAACTCTTCTAGCTCCCAATGATTTAACTTACCATACTTAGTAAATGATTTAGCTATATCAACGCCTAGTCCTTCTGGATAACCATCGTAATGTACATAAAACTGCGCATGTATAACTTTTGGATGTGTGGCAAATGATTGCCCTGATTCGCGCGTAGCAAATCTAACTTGTGCTCTCGTACTCATAATAAAAATTTTGCATACCTTCTATTAACTCACGGCCTTGCCAGGTGTGGAAACCGTAGCTATGAGTGTTTTCTTCGGGTATAGGTTTGTTATTTAATAATAGCGCCATTAATTTTTTAGCGTCTATGTTAGTTCTATTCGACACTTCATTAAACGCGTAAGCCAATGCTTTACAATTATGCCTTGGCTCACTATTAAGTTCGTTAATAATATAGTTTTTTACTACATCTGCTGTCATGTTAGTGAAATATTAATCCTATTTTATTATTCTTGTTATACCATTTCGTAGCCATTAGATCGTACTCAGAAGAGTCTACATAACCTGCTGATAGTAGTTCGTCATGACTATGAAATATTTTAGTGTGTCGATCGTTTTGCTTGTCAATTAAATGCTTTTGCTTGCCTGAATCGCTGAATATAATATCGTAGTTAGCAGGCAGTGTCACACTTTTAAGCATTTTAACGCTGTTAGTATAGCTGTAAAAGCGAACGTGTGGGTTGTGTATAGCAACGTCGAGCCACTTACGTAAATACGCTGGTGAATAATAATCGCCGCTGTCATGAACCCTTACATAGTCAGGTTTCTTTTTAGCTATTTCTTCGTTCATCTTATTAACAAAGTCATCTGTTTTGGTAAGCTCGTAACGCTTTTCAAATGCTGGTTTAACGTTTGACCAGATGTAAGCGCCTTTCTGAGCGTAGCAGAACTTAACACAGTCACCAGCAAACGGGCAGGTAATTTTACCTGACACCGATTTATATGCTGGTATACCGAAATTAAATAACCTAACTCCAAACTTCTTTGATGTCTTTTTAATTTTACTGTTCTGTGTTAACAAATTCATTACCACTGTTTTGCTATAGTATATGCATGACTAAAGTTATCACTCATTGCTGAGTTAAGCTCTGACACCCATTTACCGAAGTTAAAATGTTTAGTTGTTTTGTACCAACCGATACCTTTTAAATGCATTAGCACTTTACCGTTTTGTACAAAGTATCTAGCGTTATCGCTTTCATATACACCGTCTTTCATATTAGTCTTGGTTTTCTTGGTTATCATCTTCATCATCTACTATAGCAAACAAGTGCTCAACACCTCGAGTTATGTCTTCAGCTAAGTCATCAGCAGAGTCAAAGGTAAATGATTCACAAGTTATTCTGTTATCATAGTCAATACCATAGTCAATGCTATAGTTGTCAACGTCGTCAAGTGGGTAGTTCATAACGGCGGTTTCAATTGCTTTTGCAACTTGATTAAATTGCTCGCCTGTAAGCTTTGGTTTGTTTAAGTCATCTAGCTTTTGCTGTAACTCGTTTATTTGGTTTTGATAATTTGTTTGTTCTGTTACTTTTTCACCTAGTAACTTTTGTAAAGCTTCTAACTTTACTTCTAATTCTAATTTAGTCATAATTGGTTTAATTTAATTTGGTTTATTATATTATCTATTAGTAATCGTTTTTAATTTGTGTTACTTGTAAAACACAGCATATACTTTAGCACCGTTAGATTCAGCTACAAATACTTTTTTAGCTACTTCTTTAGTTGTTGCTTTTACTTCTGCTTTTGTTTTGTACTTTGGATTTTTGCTGTTTAGCTTTCTCTTTTTTGTCATACTCTTTTAAATTTTTAACTAGTTCAGGTTCGTACTTAAATATATTCTTAATCTTCAACATTGTGAAATTTATTTAATTGTTCTACTACATGTCCAAATGCTTCTTTATAGTCTTCATAAAACTCATCTGGATCATCTTCATCTTTATTTATTAACTCATATAAAGCATCATCAATAGTTGTTAATGCTCTATTATATGTTTCTTCTATAACGTCTTCTAGTCTAACTAGCTTACCGTTTACTCTTGTGTCTTTATAAAATGGACTCATGATAAATTGTATCTATGTCCGTTAACTATTACTTGTACGTCGTCTGTGCTACAGAAGAACTTGTCATCTTCATCAAATGGTAAACCTGTTTTGTTTTGCTCGTAATAAGCTTCTTTCAAACACTCAATAGTATAGTCGTTCATTAAGTATGTAGGTTTTTGATAGTAGTTCTTTATAATAAACTTAGCTAAGTATATCAATCGCTCTTCCCAATTTTCAATAAGTATACGCTCTGTATGTTCAAAGTGATAGCCATTACCTGCTGGTTGCTTTTTAGTTTTGTTAATTTGGTAAGAGCTTGAGTTGTAGTCACTTACATTACGCACATAACCTGTTTTATATGTAGCAAATCGCAAAGGTTTTGGCTCGCATGTTTGCCACATTTGATGTATAGGTAGCTCAAATACTTGCGTACCATTTTTACGTTGACGCTCTGTTGTTATCTCTTTGATACCTAGTATCTTGAAGATAGTCATCGCTTCACGCGCGCTTCTAATTTCTGTTGACATGTATTCCATTATTTTTCTGTAAATATTAGTTCTAAATTATTTCCTTCAAATCTTATACCAACAACTTTCTTGTCGTCAGTTTGTACTTTTTGTATAAATTTATTTAAGTCAAATGCTCGAAACCATAAGCCTCCTTGAGCTTTTCCTTCAAATTTATCTAACCAGAATATATCTGTTTCAAATTCTTTCATTATAATTCTATTTTAATCTTGTTAATAGTGTCGTCGCTATGCGACATCCACTCGCAATCTTTTAATCTGTGACCTTGTGCTTCAATAATATCTTCGAATTGTTTTCCTCCCATATCTTCACAAGCGTTCTCTAATTTATACTGGTATACTCTACCATCTTCAAAGTCTAATACTGTTAATACTATCATATCTATTTAATTTAATTTGTTACTTAATAAAACGAGGTGGCCAAGTGAGTAAGATTGTGGAGGGCTAAGAACCTCATACACATACACATCTCACGCGCCACACTCGTTTATTATAAAGTAGGAACCGCTTTCATTTTCGCGGGTTGCGGTTACTTTACACAGTGACGACACCTACTTTATTATTTAAGACAAGTACCGTAACCTTTACGACTACCTGCTTTTATTAGTGCTGCAGACTGTGCTTGCGACACTATTTGTATTGTATTACCTGTCTTGTGATTAGTTAATGGAGCACAAGCAACACGCTCGATACCACTACAACTTACACAAGTTTTGTACCCGTATTTTTGTCTTACTGGGTGTACGGGTGCACCACACTTACAATAGTTTGCCATAGTTAATAAGCTTTTGTCATATATATTATCTGACGGTGGCTGATTTTAATTTGTGCAAGTATTTTAGCGGCTGTGTATAGCAAAACGCTAACACGGCCAAATTACTACTATATTAGGCATATATAAATCTTTTTAGTGCTACTAAATAATAGTAGAATGTTAAGTATACTGCTAAGTCTATTGGTGTCATATTACTTACCTTCTGCTTTTAACTCGTTAATGTAATCTTGCTTGTAACCGACGCCATCTGGGCAGTTAGTATTCCAGAACTCTAATCTGTCTGATACTTTATCAAACATATCTTCTAGCTCGTGCATTATAGTATCTCGCTCAGATCTACCTGAACTGTATACTCTGTGGTCATCACTCATATTATGGTAATGATCGTGGTGTCTGATTGCTAATGCTAACTCTGCTAACTTTTGCTCGCGTAGTATGTCTTGTGCCATAGTATTCATAGTTATATAGTTTTTAAGTTGCCAAGCGCTACATTGCTTGTGCGAGTGTCTAATTGGTTTTTAGTAAGTTCAACGGCATGCTCGCTGATGTAAGTAAAACCGTTAAGGTTAAATTGATCGAGCATAGATATTTCTTCGTACTTTTTAGGTAGTTGATGTAGTAAGTAACCGTAGTACTTAGTACCGTTTAAAGTAATAATTTTAAGTTGGTGTTTTTTAATAGTATTTGGCATAGTATATATAATTTTGATTCAGTTATATTATCTGTTAGTAGACAAATTTAATTTGTGTAAGATTATCTGTCGCTCTTCATACTTGCATGTATCAAAGCCAAATTCACTGAATAGTTTCCAAGCATAATAGTCTGCTAGTTTATAAAATTCTTTTGTCATAATAAAGTAGGTTAATTGTTTATAGTATTATTTTCTTTGAGAGCTATTGCACTCATTGTCTTTTTCTATGACAAATTTTTCAGTTAGGTAACAAATTGTACCTACAATTGTCATTAGTGTTATTAGTTCAAGTATATAAGTCATAATAGTGTGACATTAGGTAGTTAAGTAATTAGTTAGTAATAGGCAAGTGTCACTGTTTATTCAACAGTGCACTCTCTTGCCCATGTAGGTAGATTATTACTATTTGTATAATTACCGTATTTGTGCCAACACTCCATATTTTCAATACGTTCTTGGTTTACAGCATACACTTGGTCATGGTCATACTTGTAAGTAATACCTTTTTTGTTAGTAAATTCAATTACTACTTCTTGTCCTAGTAGAGCTCTACTTAATACAAATCTTTTCTTAGTCATAATATTTAATTTAAGTTATTTAATACGTCTTTATTATCTGTTAGTAGTCTTATTTAATTTGTGCAACAATTCTTTTAATGCAGTTACTATTGCTTCGTCAGTAACGTAGCCATTTAAATACTGATTTAACTCGTCTATAGTCGCTAAAATATCTGTACGCATAAGTATTATTTTTTATTAGTTACATTTATATTATCTGAAGGTAGACTAACTGAATTTGTGCGAGTGGCGAGTAAAATTGCTATACACACATGCTATACACCGCCTTGCGGCGGCGTTAGCTTCACTGCTTACTCAGCAGTTACTTGATGCTCTCTAGCCCAAGTTGGTAAGTTGTTTGAGTTAGTATAGTTACCATACTTATGCCAGCATTCCATACTTTCTAGTTTCTCTTGATTAGCTGAGTATACTGCGTCGTGGTCGTAGCTGTATGTGTTACCTTTCTTAGTTGTAAATGTTATTACTGTGTTAGTACCAATTAAGGTCTTGCGCATTACAAATCTTTTAGTAGTTAAGTTAGTCATAATAATTTAATTTAATTTAGTTACAGTATAGTTATCTATAAACAGACTAAACTAATTTGTGCAAACGGCAATGCTATACACGGCCCGGCCCGGCCTGGCGGCCTACCGCCGCGTGCCTAATTTGTGTAAAAGGCAAAAAATCTGTACGAATTTGCTACAATTATGGGCCCGTGGGGTCATTTATAAAAAATTTTGTAACTGGCTGGCTATCAGGTAGGTAGGGGGCAGCACTCTACTCCTATATTTCTAACGTATTTTATGTGACATTAGCCTATTAAGGTTACTTAGTAGCTACCTTTTGTCACATTTTTAACTATCTTTACTACTATGTAATAATATTATCATGGCAAAACAAAAACTAACAGCTACGGCAAGACGTATGAAGGCTATTCGCGATAAAAAGTACGCAATGACGCCTGATAGACGTAAGAAAAAAGCTGAAAATCAGCGTAAAAGACGCGCTGCTTTGAAAAAAGGTGTAAATATCAAAGGAAAAGACTACGATCACAAAGATGGTAAGTTCAAATCTGTCAAAGCTAATAGAGGCAATGATGGTAAAGGTACTAAATCTGAGTAATTGTAAGTAACTATATACATCGTAAACTAATATTAACCTAAAAACCAATTAAAATGACGTATTTGTATTACAAAACTAGTACGTGGACCGGTAATCCACAAGTAAACGAGAAAACTAAAAGTCAATGGGAGCATTTAGCTAATAAAGCTAACTGGCGTATTACCCAATTACCAAACGGCTACTATCAAACAGAGGTTTCTAAGCCTGACAGCGATGAATTTGTCGATGTTACACGTAGAGAAACGCTAGAAGGCGCAGAAAAAGCCATTGATGGAAGCATCGAGCACTTCACGAAAAAATTAGAGGCTACAAAAGGGCCTAAAGTTATTAAAACATTTAAATAATATGGCTTTTAAGCTACCAAAATCATATAGTAAAAGTACGTCTGTGTTTAAAAGCACAGGCGATACTTTAGCTAGAAAGATAAAGATAGGTGATAAGACTTATAGAAGAAAAAAAGACGGTAGTTACGTAACTCGCAGCATAGATTATTCGCCACCTAAATCAAGAACATCTGCTTCTATGCCTATTCTTGGTAAATTTAAGACATCGAAGTCAAAAGTGAGTGAAGAAAAAATGCTAGAGCTAGTTGAAAAAGATAAACAAAGAAAAGAGCAGTACGCAAATCTTCAAAAAAAGATAAAAGAAGAGAAAGAGCAAAAGAAAATACAAGGAAAATTAAATCAACAAAAGAAAATAGAAGAGAGAAAACAAAAGAAAATAGATAGACTTGCTGCTCTTGATGCTCAAATACAAAAAAACAAGCTTAATATAAAGAAAACAGAAGAAGCTGAAAAACCAGGAATAAACTATCAGATAGCTGATATTAAAAATAAAAGCTTAATAGCTAAACCTAGTGAATATACTTCACAAGAGTATTTAGCTGAAAAATATGGAAGGCCTGGTAGTATAAAAACGCGTATGGGCGATAAGACCGTAAAGGAAACTTTTGGTGAAAGTAAAAAAATTACTGTAGATAGAGGTAGGCTAGGTATAACAACACCTGATGGTAGCACTGTATTTGATGAAGGTTCTATAGGTTTAGTTACAGGTGGTGGGGTGGTAACAGATGTTAGAACTATAATAGACGGTAATAAGACTAGAACAATAGCTGTTGTTAAAGATGTGCTTAAAGGAAAAAATATATCATCTGAGCAAGAGTTTCCAGATTTTGCAGCAGACGTTAGTTTGATACAAAAAATGAATGAAGCAAAAATAAGATTTACAGAACAAAACCCTGATCAATCAATAATAGGTGAAACAGATGTAAAAGGTATTTATGGTAAAACTAAAGGGTTTCAAATGAAAAAATTCAAAGCTAAATAATAATAACATGGCATTTAAACTAAAAAGCGGTAATATTAGAAATCTTTTTGGAAGATTTTTTGGTAAAGTAAAAAAAGACGATAAAGGTAAAACTATATATCACGACAAGTTTATTACTGGAGAAGTAAAAGATAAACCTACTATAAGAAAAACAAAAGTTAAAAACAATGGTAGAACTGTGATTACTAAATATACAGCTGAAGGTGATATTTATAAACAAAAGATTAGATAATATCTTCAGACAACAAAAAGCAATTTAATTTAATTTACTATAATGGAATACAATTTACCTAGCGAAATTGTCAAAGATCTTAACTTTGGCGATGAAGCTAAAGAAAAAATCATCATGGGAGTAGATAAGCTCGCCCGAGCTGTTAAGTCTACCCTTGGAGCCTCAGGAAAATGTGTTATCTACGAAGACAGCAGGGGCAAACCGGTCATTACAAAAGACGGTGTAACCGTTGCAGAGAGCGTAGTCTTATTTGATCCGGTTGAAAATATGGGTGCTACTTTATTAAAAGAAGCTGCTCGCAATACTGTTCGTGAAGCAGGTGATGGTACTACAACAGCTACAGTCTTAGCACAAGCATTAATTAAAAGTATTTATAATAATCTAAAAGATCACTCTGTAAGAGAGATTAAAGAAGGTATATACTCTTGTTTACAAAAAGTAAATGAGTATTTAGATACTATTAAAATAGATGTTGAAGGTGACATGCTTAAAAACGTGTCAGCTATTAGCTGTAATAACGATGAAGCTCTTGGTAAAATTATATCAGAAGCTTACGAAGCTGTAGGTAAAGATGGCGTAGTACTAATGGAAGGCTCTGAAACTGATGAAACTTATATAGAGGTTGTAGACGGTGTACAAATGGACTGTGGTTTTACATCACCTCATTTTGTAACAAATACTGATAAACAGAAGGTAGAGCTTGAAAATCCTTATGTATTAATATGTATGTCTGAAATACCTAATATACGTAAGATACAAAGTATACTAGAACATGTCATTAAACAAAACCGAGCTTTACTTATAGTAGCTCCAGTATCACAGCAAGTAAAGTCGGCGCTTCTAATGAACAAAGTGAAAGGTAATATTAAAGTAAATATTATTGACTTACCCGGCTTTGGTCCTACTAAAAAAGATACATGTGAAGATTTAGCTATATTGACAGGTGCTACACTATTTAACGAAGAGCTTGGAGATGATCTTGATGCTATGAAGCCTGAAGATCTTGGACAAGTTGAATATGCTGAAACTAGTGAAACAAGTACTGTTGTTACTGTAGAAGATATGCATGAGTTAGTTGAAGATCGTATTGATGAAGTTAATAAACGTATAGCTGAAGAGCAAAATCCTTTTATTAAAAGAAAGCTACAAGATAGATTAACTATGTTATCTGGCTGCGTTGGTATTGTTAAAGTAGGTGCTAACTCTAAAGTAGAACTAAAAGAAAAGCAAGATCGTGTTGAAGACGCTATATATGCTACTAAAGCTGCTTTAAAAGAAGGTATTGTACCTGGTGGTGGTGTAGCGTTGCTAAATGCTTCTCAAAAAATTTCGACCGACAATGTCGGTGAAGAGATACTGCTTAAAGCAATACAATCACCTTTTAGCACTATAATAAATAATGCTGGTATCGACTTTGATGCTAACTTAGAAGAAGGCTGTGGCTTAAACGTAGTTAATGGCAAACCGGTTAATATGGTTGAAGCAGGCATCATAGACCCAGTGCTTGTAACTAAGACTGCACTTAAAAACGCTGTTTCAGTTGTAACTACTATTATATCCGCAGACTGTGTAATTTCAAACATTAGAATAAATGAAGGCAGTTAATCATTACATAGTGATTGAGCCTATAAAGCAAGATCACAAAAAGGTTGGTGGATTAGTTCTTACAGACGATATAAACGAAGACAATAGATATTTAAAAGCTAAGGTTATATCAGTAGGAAACCTTGTAGAAGGTATAAAAGAAAAAGATATAGTCTATTATGATAGACACGCTGGGCACGGCGTTCAGCATAACGATAAATTTTACGGCGTTATAAAACAAATGGACGTCGTATTAATTGATTAAGCCTAAACCACAACCCTTAACCCACAAAACACAAACGATAAACAAATTATTATTAATCCTTAAAAATTAAAAAAAATGGGAAACATGTTAGTATTTCATAATGCGTCTGATACGTCTTATGCAAACTTCGCAAGTAACTTAACTTCAATGTCATCTACTACGACAGCAGTAACGTTAAGATTTTTAGGTCAAGGCGCTGCTGCGACCGCTACTAGTACAGATGCAGTTGTTTTAACTGTAACTGCTGGAAAAGAAGAGTCAGTAATGGAAGCTTTAGCTGCTTTATTAGCAGATGGAAGACAAGGTATGGTTGTTGTTGCAGATGATCAAAACAGTAAGTATTTTGTGCCTCACGTTACAGCTGTATCATCTATTTCTGTAGACACAGGTGCTGGTAACTTTAAAAACATTATTGATGCTTCTTTCAGCTCTAATGATATTGCTGTTACAAACGCTCAATCTGGTAGTGTTGTATTAGTTCCAACAACTGGTGCTAACTCTACAATTACGTTACCTACATCTCCAGTAGATGGGTTTAACGCTAAGTTTGTTTGTGAAGCAGCTTCAGGCGCTCACACTATTACTATTGCTGGTGCTTTTTATGGTATAACGCTTCAAGCAGGTGATACTGTTGAGCATGCTCTAGGTTCGACTAGCGCTGTAATTGCTTCTAATAAATTTGAGCTTGGTGATTTTATTGAGATCGTTTATGAAGGAGATGCGTATCACATTACAGGTATGTTTGATACTGCTGGTTCAATGTCTGTATCTTAATAACAGTTGAGACTAACTAGTCACGATTTACGTGAATTACAAATCCTTAAGTATTACAGGCTCGTTAGAAAATGGGCCTGTAAGACTTACGGGTTAAAAGATGCTGATCTTGAGCTGTTGATATATTTAGACTGCAAAGATAAGTTTACAAGACAAGAGTTTATAGACGGTACATACACATATTCTTGGGATAAAGAAAGATGGGAGCGTCTAAGAAAAGAAGGTTGGATAGAAGTTTGGAGACAAAGAAATAGAACTACGATAAAGTATTCTATATTTAAAACTTCGTTTAAGTGCAGCCAATTAATAAGTAGAATATATAGAGTATTGTTAGGAGAAGAAGATCTACCAACATCACAAAGAAATATATTTTATGATAACAAATCATATACTGATAAAGTTTACAACAAAGCTATTGATGATATGATAAAAGATCCAGATAGATAATATGGCGTTTAAACTAGGTTCATCAAGAAAATTTGAAGCTCGAGCTGGAAAGATTAAAAGAAGATTTAATTTTAAAGCTGGAAATGAAATAGCACCTGGCACGCCTGTATTTAGAAAAAAGTTAGATGATGGAGTTTTAGCAGAAGCAAACAATGATGGAAGTATTTATGTAAGTAAAGATATTGATGTAAATAGTCCAATGATGCAACAGGCTATAGCTCACGAAATGCAACACATAACAGCAATGAAAATAGGTCATGAAACTTATGATGATTATGCTGTTTACTATAAAGGTGAAACTTGGATAAGAGATAACGGATATGTTATAGATCCACACACTGGAGAAAGATACGAAGAAGGTAGTAGAGAGCTTCCTTGGGAAAACAATAAGATATGATAAACAACTTAATAGGTGGCCTTTTTGGTAAGGTCGTAGAAAATGCAGAAGGTATTCTCGATAAAGTTATTACAACTGACAAAGAGAGAGATGAAGCTAAACTTGCTTTAAAATCTGTATTACTAGAAGCAGAGCGTGAAGCTTTTGCTAAAGAAGTAGAGGACAGAAAGTCTGCACGCGATATGTATAAAGACGATGCTATTATTCAAAAAGTATTAGCAACTTTATTTACTGTAGCATACTTTGGTATTACGTTTGTAATGTTTAAGTATTTTGTTACTAAAAGCTTAGAGCTAGGTGAATTTGAAATCAGCTTTATATCAACGATATTTGGTGCTATGAGCGCTAAAGTAAATACAATTATAGACTTCTTCTTCGGTGGAAGCTCAAAGAAAAACGAACAATCAAAAGAAAAATAAAATGGGACAAAATTCAACAGAAGTAGCTTATGGCTTTGGTCAACTTGGTAGTGCTTACTCTGATATAGCTCAAGTAATAGTACCTCCAAAAGATCACGTTATTATAGCTATTCAGTTTTTAGACAAAAATACACCAACTGTATTAACGCCAGAAAAACTAGATACAACAGGACCTGGTTACTTTGCAATATCAGGCTCAACAAGTGATCATGTAGACGCAGCAGGTAATAACTACTTTAACTTTAATGGTGTACACTCAAGCGAGATCGCTGATACAAATGTAGCAGCGGGAGATGATGTTACTTTAGAAACAGTAGCTTCACCAGCAAGTAAAATAAAAGTAGGTCAATATGTGTTATTAGTAAATGGTGATGCAGATGAGTCTGGTGCTACTGCTATGACTATAGATGCTGAAACTCCAGTGCCTATATATAGTGGTCCAAACCAGCAAGGAGTAAAGGTAATTGGTTATGATGGGGTTAGTAAAGTTAAATTATCTGCAGATATAACACCAACAGGTGATCAAGCTTTAGTTTTTATTGATGAGCAGCACGGCGCTGGAGGTATAACTTGCGCTTCGCAAGAATTTCCAGCTGGAATAACTATCTACGGTAGATGGACAGCTTTTAAGCCATCTGCAAGCGGTGTAATCTGTTACTTTGGGAAATAAATGTTAGGACTAGGAAATAGTATATCAGGCATGCCTTACGTGTCTTCTGCTTTTAATATAAACGATCTAAGTCCTCAATTATGGTTAGCGTTTAATACCGGTCAAGGAGCTATTACTGATGGTATACAATGGGATGATCAGTCTGGTAATAATAGACACGCTTCACAAACTACAGATGCTCAAGAGGGTAGTGGTTTTAGTGGTGGTGCTTTTGTTACTGATGCAAATAACAACGATAACTTAGACCTAGCTAGCACATTTAATCTAACTGGAGCTTATCACATGTTTGTAGTATTAAATTTATCAGAACAAAGCAATGAAACATTTGTGTCTAGTGTAAACAATACTAGCTTTATACGATTTGCACAAGGTGGTACAGCTACTAGTTACCGTATGAAAAACGGTGGTACTACTGTTAATATAACTTTAAGCGGAGGCTTTGGAACAGAAAAGGCTATAGCAGAAGTAACTAGAGATGGTAGTAATGATATAAGAGTATTAAGAAACGGTTCTTCAATAGGTGTTGGAACAGGCTCTGGTACTTTTGCTTTTGAGCAAATAGGTACCTCATCTAACGGTTTAACTTCAGCCGAAGTACATGAAGTAGTTATATTTAACAGTATTTTAAGTAGTGAAAGTGCAGCAGATGTAAGAAACGATATAGCTAGTAGAACTAGTATATCTTTATAATATTAATTTAATTAAATAAAAAAAAATGGCAAAAAGAAAAACACCAAAGGTAAAAGACGTTATTGAAATTACGGCTAAACCAGAAAAAATTACTGAAGAGCAACTAAAAGATCTTCAAGGAACAGTTAATACAATGCATCGCTTACAGATGGATATAGGTATTACAGAATCTAGAAAACACGATTTACTTCATAACTTAACCGTTGTTAGAGACAGAGTTACAGTTATGCAAAGTGATTTTGAAAAAGAATACGGTACTTATGATATAAACATGCAAGATGGTACCATAAATTATAAAGAAGATGTCGAAGCTGATAAGAAAGATTAGTATCGGCAAAGACTATAAGAATGACGCCATGCACTATGCTGTTGGGCAAGAAGTGTATGGCGGTCATACTATTTGCGATATTATAGAAGAAAAAGACAAATATTCTATTTATATTAGAAAAGATAAAGTCGTTATACCTTGGAAAGACTTTAACAAGAACATGGCTGTTTCAGTCGAATATAATTTAGAGTATTAATGAAGGCGCCTTTTGATTTTGTTATAGAACCAAAAGGTAGTAGATATAATAATAGTAAAAAAGTTGGTGATAAAGAACTAATATTAAATACAGAGATATTTAATCACGAGTTCATAAATCGTCACGCTATTGTTAAGTCTACACCAACAGCATTTGAAACTTGTATAAGCAAAAATGATGAAGTTATTGTTCATCACAATGTTTTTAGAAGGTGGCACGATGTAAAAGGTAAAGAAAAAAATAGTAGATCTTTTTTTAATGAAAATACGTATTTAGTTAAAGAAGATCAAATATATCTATATAAGTCAAAAGATGAGTGGAAAGCTTGTAGTGGTTATTGTTTTGTACAACCTATAAAACAAAGAAACAAGCTAGCTGTAGGAGAAGAAGAAGGCTGTATTGGTATAGTTAAATATACTGACGGAGTTTATAAAAAAGAAGAGCTAGTAGGCTTTACACCATTTTCAACCTATGAGTTTATTATTAATGATACAAGGCTTTATAGGGTTATGAATAAATTTATTACAATTAAATATGAGTATCAAGGAAACGAAGAAGCGTATAATCCTAGCTGGGCGAAAAGCGGTTGATGAGTTGATTAAAGTTGCGGAAGAACAAATTATCACTAACACTGAAGATGATGTATCTGCTGATCGACTAAAAAATGCTGCGGCTACTAAAAAGCTAGCTATATTTGATGCATTTGAAATACTCAACCGCGTACAAGAAGAAGAAAATATTTTGGAAGGAAAGACACCTGAAGAAAAAGAAGAAAGAGTATTTAAAGGTTTCGCGGAAGGCAGATCAAAGTAATGTACGAACAAAGTTTATATAAAATAGTTGAACCAGTTAAGAAGACTACAATAAGTCGACTTAACAAAAAACGTAAATGGGAATATGGATACAATAAAGAACATGATATTGTGGTTATCTCAAAAACTGGAAAAATTGGACAGATACTGGAGATACAAGGTTTGCGAATTGGGTTGCCACCTAAACCGCAAGCAGTGCACGTGCACAACAACAAGTGGCAAAAAATAGAATACCCTAAAGAGTTAAATAAACTTAAAAATATCTTTGACTGGAGAGCTTATCCAGAAGAAAGCAAAGATCAGTGGTATGATTTTATAGACGAAGAGTTTAAACGTAGAGATGAAGGCTTTTGGTTTATGAACAATGACGAACCTACTTACATAACAGGTAGTCATTATATGTATTTGCAATGGAGTAAAATTGATGTTGGCGCTCCAGATTTTAGAGAAGCCAACAGATTGTTCTTTATATTTTGGGAGGCGTGTAAAGCTGATAAACGTTGCTATGGTATGTGTTATTTAAAAAACAGGCGTAGTGGTTTTTCGTTTATGAGTTCTGCTGAAACAGTTAACTTAGCTACTATATCAAGTGATTCTAGATATGGAATACTATCTAAGAGTGGTGCTGATGCTAAAAAAATGTTTACCGATAAAGTTGTTCCAATATCTATCAATTATCCGTTTTTCTTTAAACCGATACAAGATGGTATGGACAGACCTAAAAGTGAACTTGCTTATAGAGTTCCTGCAAGTAAGTTTACGCGTAGGAAAATTACTGCGAACGAAAAGCAGGAAGAGCTGGTTGGACTTGACACTACTATTGATTGGAAAAACACAGGTGATAACAGTTATGACGGTGAAAAACTCAGTCTGCTAGTTCACGATGAAAGTGGTAAGTGGGAAAGACCTGATAATATTCTAAACAACTGGCGTGTAACAAAAACTTGTTTACGCCTTGGTAGTAGGATTATAGGTAAGTGTATGATGGGTTCAACGAGCAATGCTCTTGATAAAGGTGGAGATAATTTTAAAAAATTGTATAACGACAGTGATGTCACAAAAAGAAATAGAAATGGTCAAACACGTTCTGGTTTATATTCTTTGTTTATCCCAATGGAATGGAACTATGAAGGCTTTATTGACGAGTATGGACGACCAGTTTTCAACACACCTGGACGAGAGTGTTATGGACCCGACGGTGAACTAATAGATATAGGTGTAATTGATCATTGGAATAATGAAGCTGAGGGATTAAAAAATGATCAAGATGCTTTAAACGAATTTTACAGACAGTTTCCAAGAACTGAAGAGCACGCGTTTAGAGATGAAACAAAAAATAGTATATTTAATTTAGTTAAAATATACGAACAGATAGATTACAATGAAGAACTTGGAAGATCTTTAGGTTTATCAGTTGGAAACTTCCAATGGGTTAACGGAGTAAAAGACACAAATGTTATATTTTACCCAGATCCTAATGGTAGGTTTAAAGTTAGCTGGATACCTAAAGTTCAAATGCAAAACAGAGTAATAGATAAAAATGGAATTAAATACCCAGGAAATGAACATATTGGTGCGTTTGGTTGTGATAGCTATGATATTAGCGGTACTGTGGACGGTCGTGGATCCAAAGGATCGCTCCATGGATTAACAAAGTTTTCAATGGAAGACGCTCCGCCAAACCATTTTTTCTTAGAGTATTTATGTAGACCTCAAACCGCTGAAATATTTTTTGAAGATGTATTGATGGCGTTAGTATTTTACGGTATGCCAATACTTGCAGAAAATAATAAACCAAGATTATTATATTATCTAAGACGTAGAGGTTATAGAGGTTTTAGTATGAATAGACCAGACAAAGTTTGGAATAAATTATCAGTAGCTGAAAAAGAAGTTGGTGGTATACCAAACTCTAGTGAAGATATAAAGCAAGCTCATGCAGCCGCTATAGAAATGTATATTCAAAACCATGTTGGCATGATGCCTGATAATACTTTTGGAGATTTATATTTTAATGATCTTCTAAATGATTGGGCTAAATTTGACATAAACAAAAGAACTAAGTTTGATGCTAGTATTAGCTCTGGCTTAGCAATAATGGCTTGTAATAGACATTTGTATAGACCTAATCCCAAAAAAGAAAAAAGTAAATTAAACGTAAGTATTTCAAGATATACAAATACTGGCTCAATGTCAAAAATAATAAAATAATATGTCATACACTAATAAGTATTTTCCAAGTCAGGTAGTTAGTGATATTGAAAAAATTAGCTACGAATACGGGCTCAAGGTTGCTAAAGCTATAGAGTCAGAGTGGTTTAATGACGAAAGAAATAATAGTAATAGATATAAATCAAACTACAACGATTTTCATAGTTTAAGACTTTACGCTAGAGGCGAGCAATCAATACAAAAGTATAAAGATGAGCTTTCTATAAACGGTGATTTAAGCTATTTAAATCTAGACTGGAGTCCAGTACCTATAATTCCAAAGTTTGTAGATATAGTTGTTAATGGTATAGCTGAAAGAACTTATGATATAAAAGCATACTCTCAATCTCAAAACGGTATAGACAGAAGAACTGAGTACATGGAAGCTATCATGTCTGACATGGAGTTTAAAAATGTTAATGATTTATTTGAGAGAGAACTTGGCGTAAACGTAAGAGAAAGCGAAGTACAAGAGTTACCTGAAAACGCGGAAGAGCTAGCGTTGCACATGCAGTTAAATTATAAACAAAATGTAGAGCTAGCACAAGAGCAGGCTTTAAACATTTTATTTGATGGTAATAAATATGAATTAACTAAGAAAAGATTTTATTACGATTTAGCGGTGTTAGGTATTGGCGCTGTAAAAACAAACTTTACTACATCAGAAGGTTTAACAGTAAACTATGTTGATCCTGCAGATTTAGTTTATTCATACACAGACTCACCATATTTTGACGATATATATTACGTAGGTGAAGTAAAACAAATCGCTATAAATGAACTGGTAAAACAGTTTCCTCATTTAACTCCTGAAGAGCTAGAAGAAATAAAAAATCAAAAACCAGTTTATAGAAATAACGTTTATAGTACAAGTGATAACTATAAGTACGATAACAATAAGCTTCAAGTTTTATACTTTAATTATAAAACTTATATGAACGAAGTTTATAAAGTAAAAACTACTCTTTCTGGAGGTCAAAGACCAATAGAAAAAGACGACACATTTAATCCTCCACAAGAAAAACAAGAGGGTTTTGAAAAGCTAGAAAGACAGGTAGAAGTATTATATGAAGGAGCTATTATAGTAGGAACTGACAAACTACTAAAGTGGGAGATGGCTAAAAATATGATGCGTCCAAAAAGTGATTATACTAAAGTTAAAATGAACTATAGTATTGTAGCTCCAAGGATGTATAATAATAAAATAGATTCTTTAGTTAAACGTATAACAGGTTTTGCTGACATGATACAGTTGACGCATTTAAAGCTACAACAAGTTATGTCGCGTATGGTGCCAGACGGTGTTTATCTTGATGCTGATGGTTTAGCTGAAATAGATTTAGGTAATGGAACAAACTACAATCCGCAAGAAGCTTTAAACATGTTCTTCCAAACAGGTTCTGTTATCGGTAGATCATTTACACAAGAAGGAGATTTAAATCCTGGTAAAGTACCTATTCAAGAAATTACATCAGGTTCTGGTGGAAACAAAATACAAGCATTAATAGCAAACTATAACTATTACATGCAAATGATTAGAGACTGCACTGGGCTTAACGAAGCTCGTGATGGTAGTATGCCAGATAAAAATGCTTTAGTCGGTATACAAAAGCTTGCTGCAGCTAACTCAAACACTGCCACAAGACATATATTACAAGCTGGTTTGTTTTTAACTGCAGAAGTTGCAGAACAACTATCGCTTAGAGTTTCTGATGTTTTAGAGTATTCTCCTACAAGAGATGCTTTTATTCAAGCTATAGGTTCTCATAATGTAGCAACGTTAGAAGAAATATCTGAATTACATTTATATGATTTTGGTATATTCTTAGAACTAGCGCCTGATGAAGAAGAAAAAGCTAAATTAGAAAATAACATACAAATGGCTATTCAGCAAAAAAGTATAGAGCTTGAAGACGCTATTGATATTAGAGGAACTAAAAACATAAAGCTAGCTAATCAACTTTTAAAAGTTAGAAGAAAAAAGAAAGAGCTAAAAGATAGACAGATACAAATGCAGAACATACAAGCTCAGTCTCAGTCTAATGCCCAAGCAGCGCAGCAAGCGGCTCAAGTAGAAGTACAGAAACAAAAAGCTTTAACAGAATCTAAAATGATGTTAGAGCAAATGAAGTCTCAGCTTGAAATACAAAAGCTACAACAAGATGTTGAAGCCAAAAAACAATTAATGGAATTAGAGTTTCAATTTAACATGCAGTTAAAAGGCGCTGAAGTTGAAGGTCTAAAAGCTAGAGAAAAAGAAAAAGAAGATCGTAAGGACGAAAGAACAAAGATACAAGCCACGCAACAATCAGAACTAATAGATCAAAGAAAAAGAGGTGGTACACCTAAAAACTTTGAATCTGCCGGTAATGATATAATAGGTGGATTAAACTTAGGTACGTTTGAACCTAAGTAATACTTAATTTTTTATATTTTATATTATGGAACAAGAATTAGAAAACGTTGAAGAAACGAAATTTAAATCTGCTGATGATCCTAACGTGATTAAAGTAGACATGAATAAACCAGTAGAAACACAAGAAGATGTTAAACCAGAAGAAACAGAAGAAACTTCAACAAGCGAAGCTGACGACTCAGGAGTGGTTGGAAGCGATGAAAGTGCCGAGCCCGCACAGGAACAAGAAGAAGTACAGCAGGAAGCTGAAACACAAGAGCAACCTATAGTTGAAGAAATAACTAGTGAAGAAGTTGAAGAAAAAGTTGAAGAGCTAGCTGAAGAAGTTGAAGAGGCTGTTGCTGAAGCTGAAGCTACTGGAAAACCGCTACCAGAGAATATTCAGAAGTTAGTTGACTTTATGGAAGAAACTGGTGGAGATTTAGAAGATTTTGTAAAACTAAATCAAGATTATAGTAAGTTAGATAATATTTCTTTATTAAGAGAGTATTATAAACAAACTAAACCTCATCTAAACTTTGAAGAAATAAACTTTTTAATGCAAGAACGTTTTTCTTATGACGAAGAAGTAGATGAAGATAAAGATATTAGAAGAAAGAAAATAGCCTTAAAAGAGCAAGTTGCCGAGGCTAAAGCCTACTTAGACGGGCGAAAGTCTAAATATTATAATGAGATTAAAGCAGGATCACGCTTAACGCCTGAACAGCAGAAAGCTTGGGACTTTTTTAATCGATATAACAAGGAGTCTGAAGAGACTAAACTAAAGTTTGAAAAAGAAAAATCTGCATTTCTTAAAAAAACAGATAATGTTTTTAACAACAAATTCAAAGGTTTTGAATACAACGTTGGAGACAAGAGATTTAGATTTAACATTAAAGATGCTGGTAAAGTAAAAGAAGCACAAACTGATATTAATAATTTTGTCAAAAAGTTTTTGAACAAAGATGGATTAATGGAAGATGCTGCTGGCTATCACAAGTCGTTATACACGGCTATGAACGCAGATGCTATAGCTAAGCATTTTTACGAACAAGGTAAAGCTGATGCTTTAAAAGAAAGTGTCAACAAAGCTAAAAACATTAACATGAATCCTAGAGAAAACCATAAACAGTTTGAAGCAGGTGGTGTTAAAGTTAGAGTTTTAGGTAATGATTCTTCAGATTTTAAGTTTAAAATTAAAAACAAAAAATAATTTATTTAACGCTTAAAATTTATTAATTATGGCAATTACAGGTGGAAGTGTTCTAAATAGCGTACCGGCAACAGGTCAACAGGCTTTGTCGACAAACTATTTAGACCTAGCTACAACCGCAAATCAAGGTTGGGCACAACAATATGTACCAGATCTAATGGAGAAAGAAGCTGAAGTATTTGGTCCTCGTACCATTTCAGGTTTTTTATCACAAGTTGGAGCTGAAGAGGCAATGACAGCTGATCAAGTTGTATGGTCTGAACAAGGTCGTTTACACCTTTCTTATAAAGGAAAAGTAAGCAATGCTACTGGTGGTAGTGTAGTATCAGGTGGTATTATTGAAATTGAAACAGATATTGATGGCAATGACATTGGTACTGATCACGGTATTAGAGTTAACGATACAGTTATCATTGCTTCAGCTGGTGGAGTTTGTAAAGCTCTAGTTACTGAAGCTATTAGAGGTACTACTGGTGGTACTCATGATTTAATTGAAGTTGCTCCTTACGGTGTTCAAGATTTAAGTAACGCTGGTATTACTGAAACAACAGCTCAAGCTTTAACTATTTTAGTTTACGGTTCTGAGTTCCAAAAAGGAAGAAGTTATAATACTTCTGCTGATGTTGGTAATAACGGTACAGCTACTGATCAAAGAACTGCTAACGAGCCTTCTTTCAAGTCTTTTATGAATAAGCCAATTATCATGAAAGATTACTACGAGGTATCAGGATCTGATGCATCTCGTATTGGTTGGATTGAAGTTTCTACTGAAGCTGGACAATCTGGATACTTATGGTATTTAAAAGCTGAGTCTGATACTAGAGCTCGATTCACTGACTATTTAGAAATGGCAATGCTAGAAGCTAGAATGGGTGGTGCTGCTGTTACTGCTGCAACGCCTGACAATGGTCATCCAATCGTTCCTGCTGCTGATTTAACTGACGATGCTTTTGATTTAGCTGCTGGAACAGCTACTGGTACTCAAGGTCTTTTTGACGCTATTGAAACTCGTGGTAATGTAAGTTCTGGTATTCTTGGATCATCAACTCCTCCAGTTAACTTAGCTGAGTTTGACGCTATTTTAGCAGAGTTTGATAAGCAAGGTGCTATTGAAGAAAACATGTTATTCTGTAACAGAGATACTTCTTTAGCTATCGATGATATGCTTGCTGGTATGAACTCTTATGGAGCTAACGGTACTTCTTATGGAGTATTTGATAACTCTGAAGATATGGCATTGAACTTAGGTTTCTCTGGTTTCCGTAGAGGATCTTATGACTTCTATAAGTCTGACTTCCGTTACTTAAATGATCTAGCTACTCGTGGTGGTATTAATGCTGCTGCAGGATCTAACGCTATTCGTGGTGTATTTATCCCTGCTGGATCTTCTTCTGTATATGATCAAACAGTTGGTCAAAGCATCAGACGTCCGTTCCTACACGTACGTTACCGTGCTTCACAAACTGACGATCGTAGAATGAAGACTTGGGTTACTGGGTCTGTTGGAGCTGCAACATCTGCTTTAGATGCAATGCAATTACACTTCTTATCAGAAAGATGTTTGATCACTCAAGGTGCAAACAACTTTATGTTATTGAAGTAATTATATTAGGTCGGGGCTTCGGCCCCGATCTTTTTTTTTAATTTTTATTTTATATTATTATGGCAAAAAAACAAACTGCAGCAAAAGCTGCACCAAAGGCCGAAGTAGCGCCTGTAGTAGAAGCTGCTAATGAAATGACTCAAGTAGTTATTGAAAAACCAAAAGTTGAAGCTAAGCCAAAGAAAAATCATTGGGAAGTTAAAGACAGAATTTACAACTTAAAAGGTGGAAAGAAACCTTTATCAAGAAGTTTAAGATCTTCTGGAATTTATTGGTTTGATGAAGAAAAGCAAGTTAATAGAGAGTTGAAATATTGTAAAAATCAACAGACTTGTTTTGTTGACGAAATGAAAGGTGATCAAAGATTAGCTCACATTATATTTAGAAGTGGTAATCTTTTTGTTCCAAAAGAAGAGGTTGTTTTACAAAAGTTGTTATCTTTATATCATCCAGATTTAAACAAAAGATACACAGAGTTTCAACCTGCTAAAATTGCTGCTGATGAAATAGCTATTTTAGAAATGGAAATAGAAGCGTTAGACATAGCTAGAAGTATTGATATTGATATGGCTGAAGCTATTATGCGTGTTGAGGTTGGTTCTAGAGTTAATGAGATGAGTTCTAAGGAACTTAAAAGAGATTTACTACTATTTGCTAGAAGAAATCCAGAATTGTTCTTAGAACTTGTTAGTGACGATAATGTAGAGCTTAGAAACTTTGGTATTAAAGCTACAGAGCTAGGTATTATTAAACTTTCTTCAGATCAAAGAAACTTTATGTGGGGAAGTAATAATAGAAAAATAATGACTGTTCCTTTTGACGAACATCCTTATACAGCATTAGCTCACTGGTTTAAAACCGACGAAGGTATGGAGATTTACTCCAACATTGAAAAGCGATTAAACGCGTAACCATATATAGTAGAGCAGCCACTCTACGGGGTGGTTGCTAAACTATAAAAAATATAACAATGGCAGTAAGTGTAAATAAAGTATATCAAACAGTATTAAGACTTTGCAATAAAGAAAAAAGAGGTTTTTTAACGCCTAAAGAATTTAACTTATTTGCCGAAACAGCTCAGATGGATATATTTGAGCAGTATTTTTTTGATCTAGGTCAATTTAGAAGATTACCTGGTAACGAAACTTTACACGCAGATCCTAGAGATGTAATAGAAGATAAAATTGCTATGTTTAAGCAGTGGTCAGATTCTCCAAACGCAACTCTTGTAGACAGCTTTGGAAACGTAAACTTAACAAATAGTTTAGGTTCTACTTTTTACAGGCTTACTGGTGTAAGAGTTAGGTATAACCCTAGTACAAACCCTGATTTTATACTAGCAGAAGAAATAGATGGCGACACAGATTATTGGATTTATGGTAATTCTAAAAAAGCTTCTTTTAATAAAAATAGACCTATATTTATAAAGTATTACCAAGGTCAGCCACGTATAAAAATAAGACCTTTTCCTGACATGAATAATGATCTTATTAGACTTAACTGGTTAAGAAAACCTAGTAAGCCTAAGTGGACTTATGTTGTTCATCAAGATAAACCTTACTACAACCCAGCTGCCGCTGATCATAATGATTTTGAACTTCATTATTCTGAAGAATCAAATTTAGTTAACAAAATATTAATGATGGCAGGTGTTACAATAGATAACCAAGCGGTAGCACAATCAGCTAATGCTCAAGACAACAAAAGTATTCAACAAGAAAAAATATAATAAATGGCTTTTGAAAATATAGGACATTTTGAAGGAACGCAATATGATTACTACTACGGTAATAATCACGGTAATTATCAATTTATACCTTTAGAAGAAATAATCGCTAATTTTCAAGTTATGTTTATTGGTGAAGATAAAATTATATCTAAATATAAAAGAGCAGATGTAGCTTACTATGCTCAAAGAGCTTTATCAGAACTTTCTTTTGATACTTTTAAATCTGTTAAATCACAACAAATAGAGATACCTCCTTCTCTACAAATGATACTACCTCATGATTATGTTAACTATACTAGATTAACTTGGGTAGATAGTTCTGGTATAGAGCATCCTCTTTATAGAACTAACGGCACTTCAAATCCTTTTCAAATAAGACAGCATGCAGATGGAACGTATGATTTTCCAGAGTCTTTTGAGTTAGTGCTAAACAACGACTTTTCATCTTCTACAGCAGACAGTTCGTACTTAAGTAGTGGTTTAAATAATGGTAAATTAAAACCTGATGATTGGATAACATCTAACTCTACTGTTTTTGGAGCAACAGGTGCTGGTAACTCAGGTGGATCAGACGTAACTGTTGACGCTGGCGTATTATCATTTAATCACTCTTCTCACGATAACGACATTTATCAAACAGGTCAAATATCACCTCATGGTAAAGCAATGGCTTGTTGGCAGCTAATCGATGTTTCAGATTTAGAATTTATAACTTTGTCTGCTAACGGTGTTTCAAAAGCTGCAGACGGAATTAACTCTGCAAACATACAATTTCCAATAACTATAACTGGTGGTGCTACACCTGCATATCCAGCGGCCCAAGGTAACGCTCCAGCTACAGCGGCAGGAACTTACACTAGTCCAGCAACAACTCTTAGATTTGGAATTAGCACTTCACCTGGAGATTTAAATACTTTTCCAGATGTTTTTGATCCAGCTGTATTTGCTGGTCCATATTCTCAAAATCAACATACAGATCTTTTTGATATTCCTCATCTTGGATCACCTGCATACGTAGAGTGGACTGCTGGTCAAACTGGTGTTAAAACTTTAGAAATGATAAACGTTTCTCAATATGATCAAGTATACGTTTTAATTACTTCTTATGTTCCTTGGGAAGCTCATGCTACAGATGCTTGGCCAGAAACTTTATTAATGAATAATACTATTGATGATGTTACTGTAAAAAATGCTTTACCTGTAACAAGTCTTCAATCAGCTCAAGGTAATTCTTCTTCTAATAATTCTTCTACTTGGGATGCTTTCAAGTCTTTAAGTCAATTAGAGTCTGCTGACTATGATTATGATGACGCCGCTTTTCATCCAGCTGCAGGTGAAAGATATGGTTTAGATCCTCAGCATGCTCAAGCTAATGGTTCTTTTTATATAGACGAAAGATTAGGTAAAATACATTTTTCATCTAATATTTCAGGAAAAAATGTAATATTAGATTATATCAGCGATAGTCTTGGTACTGAATCTGAAATGCAAGTTCACAAGTTAGCAGAAGATGCCATGTATAAGTTTATGCTTTATGATGTCATGATGTCTTTAAGAGGAGTTGGTAGAGGTCAACTAGCTATGTACAAAAAAGAAAAATTTGCAGCAGTTAGAAAAGCTAAACTAAGACTTTCAAATATTAAATTAGAAGAAATAACTCAAATACTTAGAGGTAAGTCTAAGTGGATAAAACACTAAGGTATGCCAGAAATTAAAAATAATTTTACTCAAGGTCGAATGAATAAAGACTTTGATGAAAAGTTAGTTCCTAAAGGACAATATCTACACGCTTTAAATATGCAGATGGCTAGTAAGTTTTCTGGCTCTACATTTACAGCTGGAGAAGGAAGTTTGTCTGCTATTTTAGGTAATAAATCTGTTGAGTCAGTAATCTCTAATGGTCATCTATGTGTTGGAAGTATTGCGGATGAAGCTAAAAATAAACTATATTGGTTTGTAAAACAAAATCCTTTAGTTGCTGGTAATAATTTTGATAAAATAATTGAATACGATCAAAACACAAACTCTTCTACTATTGTTTTTCAAGATACAGATTTTGACGTATTAAAGTTTCCAAATAAATTAATTACTGGTATAAATATAATAGATGATTTTTTATTTTGGACAGATGGTAGTGGTGAGCCAAAAAAAATAAGTATATCTAGATCTATAGAAGGGTCAGCTGGTGGTGGTCAAACACAGCTGATTGTAAATGGAGTAAGTTTAGGTAAGTGTGAAGAAGAAAACATAACTGTTATAAAGAGAAAACCTAATAAAGCTCCTGATGTAAGAGTAAATACTAGTCTTGAAGAAGACAGTTCTACAGGACTTTTAAAAAATGTTGATCCGTTATTTGAAAAAATATTTCCTAGATTTGCTTGTAGATATAAATATGTTGACGGCGAGTATTCTGCTATAAGTCCTTTTACAGATGTTATTTTTAATTCTAAGTATTTTGATGATTTAAATAATTTAAACGCTTACTCTTTTAAAGATCCTTACAATTTAATAATGGTTAATTGTATAGAGTCTATAGAGCTTTGTAATTTTGTTCCATACGATATACCAAAAGATGTTGTTCAAGTAGATTTACTTTATATGCAAGAAAACTCTTCTGTAGTTTATTCTATAGTTAGTGTTAAAAAAACAGACGCAGAGTGGTCTCTTTATGGACATGCTGAAGGTGGTTATTTAAACACTCAAGGTAAACTTAATATTTTTGATATAGAATTAGATCCTGTAAGCGGAACTGCAAGTTACATTGTTGGGCATAAAGGTAGATATAGAATTACAGCAGAAAATATTCACGCTGCTTTACCTGAAAACCAATTGTTAAGAAATTATGACAATGTTCCTAAAAAAGCGCAAGCACAAGAAATAACTGGTAGTAGAATAGTTTATGCTAATTATACGCAGAATTATGATATTGTAGATGTAAGTAATACTGAATTTAATCCTACAGTTAGTTCTACTTATAGTTTAAGAAATAATAACCCTACAGAAACATTTAGTCATGGAGGTCTTCGATCTTTAAAGTCTCAAAGAGATTATCAAGTAGGTGTTGTTTTTGGGGATAAATACGGTAGAGAAACTCCAGTATTTACTTCTTCTCAAGCTAGTTTATATATACCTTGGACAAGTCCATTTGGCTCAGGATTAAATGCTAGTGAAAGTTTAATCATACAATCAAGAATAACTAGTCAAGCTCCTGTCTGGGCTGATTATTATAAATTCTTCATAAAGCAAACTTCTGGAGAATATTATAACTTAGTAATGGACAAAGCTTATAGTCCACCTACTCATATAGATTTTGAAAATGAAGATGATCATATATGGATTTCTTTTCCATCAACAGACAGAAGTAAAATAAGTGTAGATGATTATATAATACTTAAAAAAATATTAGGAACTGCTTCTGCTAGTCAAGTACCTTTTGAAAATAAATACAAAGTTGTTGATATTAAAAACGAAGTACCAGACTCTATATCTTATCATTATAAAAATTTAGGTACAGCTATAAATGCTGGTGATATTTTTACTGATGATACAGCTACTTTTAACGGTGGTCTTGAGCTACTATTTCCTAACGCTTCACGACGTATGGATAGAGCAGATGGAAACGATTTAATTGTTATTTCTGCAGAAAGATGGACTGGTACAGATGATCCACTCACCGGTGGTCCAACAACAGGTAATTATAATAACGCTCCGTTAACTGTTGCTAGTGCTTTTGAAGAAGGTAGTAATCCTACAGAAGAGTTTAAAGATTTATATGTTACTTGGTCTGTTAACGGTCAATCTTCAACTAGATATAGAATAAACAGTATCAAATTGGTTGAAGATACTAATCATTATCAATTAAAACTTTCTGAAGCTATTAGTCAGACAGATGCTGAGTTATGCCTACCAGCTGGTACAGCTTATACACCTGGTGCTGCTCACGCTACTTTACATCAAGATCTTATATTTCAAATACAAAGAAAAGAAAGAAGAGATGCAGAAAACTTTTCTGGTAAGTTTTTTGTTAAGATTCACGGAGATAATATTATAAGACAAAACATATTTGAAGATCAACAAGCTACAGCTGCTTCTTCTTATGTTACTGGATCATTTGAATGTTTTAGATTCATGGATGTGGTTTCTAATAATTATTTTCACCAAGGTCAAGTTACAGGTCTTTCTGGACAAATAAACTCTAACAGTAATTCTAGCTCTGTAACCGGCAATACAACAACAGCTGGTATAGTACCTTCAGATATAGCAAATCATTCAGGTGAGAATATAACTCAAACTTTATCTGATTGGGAAGCTATACTAGCTGCTAACAATAATGAAGGATTTTTCTTTCTTGACCAAATGGGTATGGTTGCTAGTAATCCTAGTAGTCAATCTTTTGCTAAAGAATCTGGACAAGGTTGGGCTGGCGCTTGGAACTCTTCTAGTTATTCAAAGCAAATATGGGCGCCAATAGGTTATGTATCTTGGGATAATCCTAATTCGTTTATGGAACTAGACTGGGGTCCAGCTTATGAAGATCAAGGTTTAAACGTTTTTGGTGTAGGGTCGCAAAGTGTTTCTGGTCAATACGGTGGTTATACTGGAGAAATAAGGCTTACTGTAGATAACGTTGGAACTGTTAATTACGGTAATTTTCCAACTGGTAGCTTTGGTGTTCCTACGCCTTACGCGAGTAGTAATATAAACTCTTTAGAAGGAGCTATAACAACCACCTTGGTTCATACTGCAGATCCTCAAGTTAACATTTCAGGTGATGGAGCTAGAAGATGGAAAGATAATAGTCTTTATAATAATAATTTAGATACAACATACGGACCTGTTGGTAGTACTGGTAAACATTTTATACATGTTTCATTTTTAGCTCCAGGTGAAGATCTTCATGACGGCGCGGGTTTAAATGGAACTTACGGAAATAACACTGCTCCAAGTATAATGTATTTTAGAGGAAAGACGGATAGTTTTCCTTCTAGGATGCAAGGAATACATGGAGGCGGATGGTTTACAAACGCTGGAACTAATGGACAAATAGATTCTGGAGATGTTTTTGGTGATAGTAATGACGGTATAATATGTTTTGAAGGTAACTGGGCGGATCAAGGTAGTAGAGGTCCTGTTCCTGGAAATGTTGAAATGATGGGTTGGTGGGAAGAGCCTAGCGTAGCGCCTTCTGGTCAAGGATACGATAGTGCTTTTGCTAATAGACATATAAATCAATGGGATCCAACTAAAACAACGAGCGCTACAGCTAATGCAAAGGCACAAGTTTTTATAGATAATATAATAAACAATATAGGTGGTAAGTTTAGATTCCAAGGAGATACTGAAGAATACCAAATACTTAGTATTAGTGAAAAACACATATACAATCATACTCCTTGGAGAAAAAGAATAGTTCCTACTGACATTCAAACTGGTTGGGCATCTGATAATATTAGCGTAGAAGAAGCAGCTTTAAATTGGGCTAATACTCACGGCGATGCTGATCTTATCACAGGCGTTAATACTACTTATGCTTTTCTTCCTTTCCCAACTGGTGCTACTGGTACTAAAGGTGGGCAATGGAATCCTTTGTTTGCGAATAATTTTGGTGGCTTAACTTCAACTATTGGCTGGGCTTTTCCTTTTGAAAATTATGGTAGAACTCCTTTTATATGGCCTATGGAGTTTGGATACGCTCCAACTAACAACGCGGAGTTTGATACTCTTTGTGATAAAATAGTAGAGTTTGGTAGAGCAAGTAATAGAAGAACTTGTTATATAATAGAACTAGATAAAGATATAACTAGTACTGGTAACCACGGTGCATTTGGAAGTGCTGGCTTTGATATTAACGACTTTATGAATATAGAAGTAGTGTCAGCTAATTCTCAAATTGTTACTGGTGAAATAGTTAAAAACCCAGCAATATGGGAAACAGAGCCTAGAGAACAAACAGAACTTAATATATATCACGAAGCTTCTGAAGAAATACCTTTAGAACTAACTATGGAAAACATAGAGCGTTTTGCGCCTATTGGCTCTAGGGTAGAGTTTCCTAATATGGTTTATAGTAATATTCAAAACTTTGATGTTCATGTTAATCAAATATTATATTCTTCTTCTCCTTCACATCTTATTCAAGTAAGAAGTGGTAATTTAATTACAAATTCAAATGGTATTGACGTACATCCAGATGAAGGTTTTAATTGGTTTGATAATACAGGCAACCTAATAGATTACGTTGGAGAAGAAATAAGGTTTTATAGAGATGATGGTACTTATACTTCTGCTATTGTAAAAGCAGCGGAAGATTATTTTCATGGAAGTCCAGCAGACATTCTTTATTGGAGTGGCGCGAGTACTAATTTAAATAATGGTCAAGGATATAGGGTTATATTTCAATTAGAAAAATCAGGTCACCATAATTTAGATCAATCTTTAGATCATACTAATGCTTTTACTTTTGGTGATGGTGTTGAAACTAGTAGAATTAGAGATGGCTTTAACGAAATGAAAATAACTAATGGGCCAAAAGCTTCAGCTACGTTAGAAACTCCTTACGAAGAAGAAGAAAGAAAGCATGGCTTGATATATTCTGGTATATATAATTCTAATTCTGGTATTAATAATTTAAATCAATTTATTGCTGCAGAAAAAATAACTAAAGATGTAAACCCTACATACGGAAGTATTACAAAGCTTTTTTCTAGAAAAGCTGATTTAGTTACGCTATGTGAAGATAAAATATTAAAAATATTAGCTAACAAAGATGCGGTATTTAACGCCGATGGTAATCCACAGTTAGTAGCTTCAGAAAACGTATTAGGTCAAGCTATACCTTTTGTTGGTGACTATGGTTGTCAAGATGCTAGTTCTTTTGCTTATGATTCGTTTAGATCTTATTTTGTTGATAAACAAAGAGGAGCTGTGCTTAGACTTTCTATGGACGGACTTACTCCAATATCAGACGCTGGTATGTCTACTTATTTTAAAGGTATTTTAAATCAAGCTAATTTTATATTAGGAACATACGATAATAATGAAGAAGAGTATAATGTTACTTGGGAATATGATAGCCCTTACTCTGGTAGTTTTAACTTTTTATTTAATTCTTACCTTGACTACGGTGTTGATTTATATACGACTTCAGTTCCAGATCCTATACAAGAAGATGGTGGAGTTTATAATGGGTCATACTTTTATTATGACGTTAATGGAGGATTAGCAGAAAGTGTATCTAACTTTGAATCTCAAGTAATAATAAGAAACTGGCCTTCTATAGATCAAGGATATATAAATCCTGGGCAAGTAGCTCAACCAGCGCAACCGCTAACACCAGCTGTGTATACTGAAGGATTGTTTGATGTTTATTCTGCTGATTTTTCCGCTTATAACCTTAACTCTGAGCCAGAACCTGGCTATGTTACTGGTACAGTTGGTGGTGATCAAGCTTCACTTTTTGTTACGGGTATAGGAGATGGAAATACTATAGCTACAGCTACTAGAGAAATAGCTTTTGGATGTAATGATGGAATGGATTATGCTGGTATTGATAACGGCTCTGGTACAGCACTAGTAGGAGATGTTATTAACGCTGCTAATGGTGATTTTATACCTTGGCCTATTAATGCTGGTGTTTTGAGCGCTTGGCCAGGCGATAGCTATTATGGAACTTATTCCGCAACTAACACTACTACAGGTGGTTCATATAGAGGAGTAGAATATACACATTCATATCATACATTTGGTTTTGCTCCATACTTTAGTTTCTTTAGTATTAATCATATAGGTGATCTACCTGTTATAGCTCAAGACTTTGGTAATGTTCCAGCTGCTATGACGGGTCTTAACGTTGGAAGTCAAACTGATAACAAGCCGGGTATAATATTTCAAGGTCTTAGAGGGGAATCAGATGATGGTGCTCCTGACAAAGGTAGAATAACTTTTAACTTTGCAAATCAAAATCTTACTAGTCCAAACGCTACACCAGGTAATCTAAGAGATATTGATAGCAACGTGCAACCAGCGGTTAACACTTGGGGACCTGGAAATCCACAAAACAATACAACTAACGTTTACGAGCCATCAGCAGGTTTAGGATTTGGTAATCCTACAACGGCATTTAACAGCACTCTATGGGCTGGTGATGTTATAAAGATAGAGTTTAGAACTTCTTTTCATGTTCGCCCAGGTTATACTGAAAGTGATGGTGGTGCTACTTGGTTTATTGAGCTTGTTGATGAAAATGATGATGTAATATCAACAAATCCTGTAATGCCAACATCAGGTACGAACTTTTTAAATGGCGACTATGACACGTTAATAGACGCGCAAAATGGTAACGCATTGTTATATTGGGCTAGTCAATCTTACGATGCTACAATAGGGCCTCCTAACGGACCTAATCATCACGCAGGATTTGTTACAAGCAATAGCTACACTTTTGGTCGTGTTAGTGGTCACGATTTAAATAATTGGAACACATTACAACAAACACATACTATATATTTTAACTTTGCTGAAACTATTCAAGAAACAATGATAGCGCAAAGTTTTAGAGTTAGAATAGGTTGTGAAGCTAGTGGTAGTAATAGCTACATAAATGCTCAATATACTAACTCTCCAGATAATATTATATTAGAAAAAATTATAATAAAGAAGTTAAAGACTCTTGCGCATCCTTATATGGAACAAACTCCAGCGCTACCACAGATTGATCCATATCCTTTAAATGACATACCTGCGTGGGCTGAAGTTATACCTAACGGAGTACTTGGCTGGAATTTTGATTTTTCACAAAACTTTAATACTGTACCAAATAGTAACTTTGGAAATACTTTTGTGCAACAAGATACTAGTATAAATCCTTATTATCCACATAACCAAATTTATGGTAATTTTAATGAAGGAGAGTGGATAGTTGGACAAGATCCAAATGGAACAAACGTATATCTATATGTTGGAGAAGGAAACGGTACTACCGCATACAATCAATATCCTGTAACGCCTGGTAACTATAACTTAACAATTCAAAATCCATTTGGTGGAGCATTACATCCGGCAAACTATCCTATTGATTCTAATGGTATATCTAATCTTACGGGTTGTAATTTTAAAATGGATAACCTTGTAACTGGAACAAAGTATATTGATCAAGTTAACTCGTTTAACTGGGTAGCAGGCGACTGGTACGAGGTTGTTATAGAAGTAGACAACTCTCACTTGTATCAAGACTTAAGTGCTGTATCAGGGGTACAAGAAGGTATAGTGGTTTGTGGCGTTATTGATCATAGTGCAGGTAGTTTTATAAATACTTTTGCGGGTGCCGCTACTGTTACAAGACAGTTTGGTGGCGTTTTTACATCAGGTCAAGATCTTGCTTCAAATGTTGGCAATGGTTCTGGAGGATATATTCCACCTTTTTATTATGGTGATTTATGGGCACCATCTTCTTCTCCTGCACTCCCGCAAGGAAGTATTACAGCTATTGCATCTCCTACTCCAGAAGATACTTTGTATAGCGCTACTGGTTGGGCGAATCCCACTCATTATCGCGCTATATTTCAAGTTGGCGCAAACTCTTGTGTTATGGGTGTTCCTGATAATAACGGGATTAGTTTTGCAAATCAACTTAAGTTAGCCGTTTTTTCAAGTTCAGGTACTAATCCTTTCGAAATTAATGTAACTGATATTAAAATAAACAATATTAGTAACGCTAACTACTTCAATGGTGGTGGTAACGCAGATAATTGGTATACAAATCCAAGTAATTATGATCAAACACTCAATCCTTTACATGTAAACTGGTTAACAGAAGTAAGTAATGATTATCATCCTTATCCTGCTTTTTACAAAGATAACGCTTTGTGTTTTAATGTTGATAATATAAATATATATCCAGGATTTGGTCCTCAAACTCAATTTAGGCCTGAATGGAAACAAGAGTTTAATAGTGCTAATAATTCTAATATAGCTCCTCAAAATCCTAGTATGGATGGATATACATTAACTTTTGATGTTGAAGCTTTACCTTTGCCTATTGGTGACATTAATCCTAGTAGTAGCGTGCTTTCAACTTCAATAGGTACTAAGCTTGAGCTTACTATAGCTAATAATTTAGGTGATTATGCTGCTGGAGAACATGCTGGTATTGTATTTAGTGATTTTGTAGACGCTTCAGGTACATACTCTATAAGCTTTAACTTTGATGACTCTACGCCTTCAGGTACTTTTAATGGAACCGCTTTACCAGGTGTAAATGTTTTTGATAGCTTGCATGGCGCTGGAAGAGAATCTGATGCTTCAATAACAAACATGATTAGATTTAAGTGTTTAAATAGTGATTTAAAATGTATTATTAAAAATATAATACTTCAAGACAACACTATAGGTTTTGGTGGTGGTACAGCTGGCGCTTGGAGTTTAGTAAATGGACTTTTTGATTATTCTCAAGGTCAAGACTACATTTATTGGGACTCTGGTCAAGAAGCTATAGTATTTAATGAAGCTCCAGCGGGACAAGTTTCTTCGTTAAATCCTAATGGACATCCTTTTCAGATAACTCAATATATAGGTGACATTCAAGAATTTACAAATCCTACAGGAAATATTTATTATAGATTTAGTATGGATATAAATCTTACTGGTGTACAGTTTGATGATGGAAATACTCCAGCCGCAACAGGTGTTGAACAGTTTATGATGGAAGTGTATTACTATAATCAAAATGGTGATGGCTTTACAGTATATCCGACGCCGACTTATACAATATCTAATGGAACATTAAACTTTGATATTTATCCAAGTAGTCAGTCGATTACTCCTAACGTGAACTATGGTAATATATTTGGAATAGGTAATCCTAGCCCTACGGGTAGCGCAGGTAACAGTTTGTATTTAGCGCCTGCACTTCAAAATACTATAGTTATTAATCTATATGGAATAGCAGGTTATAATTTTGCTAGTCCTATTTTAACACCTTATCAAAATGCTGGAATTGGAGATGGTGCTTTAATTAGTGGAACTCTTGATAATATAACTTTTTATCAACTTCCTACTCAAAACGCAGAAGGAGTAACTGTTAGTTATAAAGAAAAAACAAAAGGTTGGGTTAGTTTTAAAAGCTTTATTCCAGAATCTGGTTTAAGTTTAGGTAGTAACTACTACACTATAAAAGAAGGTAAGCTTTACGAGCACCATGATATATTAAGTGATATTAATAATTTTTATGGTCAAGCTTATAATTCTTTTGTAGACGTCGTGTTTAATGACATGCCATCTGTAACCAAAGAGTTTATGTCTATAAATTACCAAGGAAGTCAAGCTAAAAATGATTTTTCTAGTGACAATTTGATTGGTTTAAATCCAGAAAACTTTTTAAGTAATGATGATTACTTTTTAGAAACTGAAAGAGAAGGTTGGGCAGTTGCTAATATATCTTCAGATTTAGAGCAAGGTAACGTTTTAAATTTTATTAAAAAAGAGTCTTTGTGGCTTTCTGAAATAAGAGGTCAAGATGTATATGCAGTTCCTTATCTATACGAGGATTATTCTGCTGGAGAAAATAGTAGCTTTGGACTAGGAGTTGTTGAAGAGGCTGTTGACACAAACGCTCCACAGCCTAATGTTGCGCCAGCAGCTGCTTCTTTACCATTACCAAACCAACCTCAAGTTCAACCTCAAGTTGTAAACTTGGTACAACCAAATAATTTTAATGTTAATCAAAACGTACAAACGCCTACACCAAGTCCTACTCCACCGCCAACTAGCGGAGGAACTGGCGGCGGTGGCGGCTACTAAAATAAAAAAATGCAAATATATAACTTAACAATAAACAAATCAAAATTATCTACTGCAGGAGAAGTTAGACAGTTTTCTGTAGAAGGTGGTGTTAATTCTGAGTTTTTTTTACAAGTAGCTTCAAGTAATAGTACTTTTTATGACTTTAAAACAAAAACTTTTACTTCTAGTTTTGGGGTAAATAATAATTTAAAAGTTACTTTAAACTCTGTTAAATATGTTAGTAGCATAACTTTTCCTTCAGGTACTAATAACTATAATTTTTTGTTAATTCCTGATCCATCAAGTTTAACTACAATATCAAGAAATAGAAAATCAATAATTGAAACTGTATCACAGGTAGCTAATACTACGCTTAGTATTTCTTCTGCTACAGCTGAAACATCAAGTTATAAAACTTTACCAAGTGCATTAACAGTCGTTGATAATCCAGGTTCTATGAAAACTGTTGATACAGATTTAAATATAACTGTTGAAAACGTAGAAACTGACACTAATGGATTTGGTTTAAGATTAATTAGACAACCTGTAGACAGTGATTTTATTTTTGAAACTACAGAAAATGTACTTGAAAATCCTTTAGGCGATGCTGTTAGCTCTAATAGGGTTGTAGTAGCAGACGCGACTGGTATAGGTGTTGGTATGACTTTAGTTTTTCACAAAGGCACAACAGCACCTACGGCTGGCACTGTTGTTACAGCTATAAGAGATAACACGCTAGAGTTTAATAATAATGTTGCTTTTGAAAATGGAGAAACAATGAAATTTAAAGCAATAGGTGGTAGAGCAATTTGTGAAGCTACTGGCTTAACTAGATTTCAATATACTAACACAGAGGCTGTTGGTAATACTATAACTAGATTAGTTAGAGCTGATGGTAGTGTTGCAGATGAAGCTACTGATGGATCAAACGCTAAAGTAGCTATTAATGGAACATACGGTTTAAGTGGAGGTAGTCATGTTACTTTTACTGGCGCTGGCGTCGATAATACTAGCACTAATAATATAAATGTTGTAACAGCTAGTGAAACAGAAGGATTATTCACGTGTGATGTAGCGCAGTCTTTAACGGCTGGTACAGTTTTAACTTTTAAAGGATCTTCACAAAACATTAATATTAGAGGAACTATATTAACCGTTGGACAACCTGCGTTTGACGCTACAGTTTCTTTGCAATTAGATAATTTTATAACAGTAGGAACAGCATCTTAAAATGGCAATAATAATAACATTAGCAAATAATTTCGATAACACTTTATTATCAATAGGGGATGGTATAGTAAGCCATCCTGTAGTAAATGGATATACAGATACTCTTAATGGAAATTTTTGTGGTTACGTTACAGCTATAGGACCAGCAGGTGCTTTAACAGCTAACCAAATTGAAACAAACGGAACAACTGCTCCAGGTGTTAATGATTTTCTTTTTGTAGTTAAAAATCAAACTGCAGAAAGCGCTGGTGTTAAAGGTACTTATGTTACAGCAAGATTTATAAACAATTCTCCAATAAGTGGATTAGATGAAAGGTTTAGGCCTAGCTTATTTGAAATAGGTGCTCAAGTTATTGAAAGCAGTAAATAGAGGCCAAAAACTGTGACTATACCAACATGGAATTAAATTTAATTAAATAATGAATAATAAAATAACCTTTAGAAGCTTTAAAGAAGGTGATTATGAAATGTGTTGTGAGTGGTGGAAGTGGTGGTGGAACGGATCAATACCTGTTAAAAGAAACTTATTACCAGATGATGGTACATGTTTTGTAATAGAAAGCAACGACATACCTGTAGCTGCTGGATTTTTATATCCTTTCATAAATCCTTTAGTAGCTTACGGACCGACTTGGGTTGTATCTAATCCAGAATATAGAGAAAAAGACAGACAACAAGTTTTAGAGTTGTTAATAAAGTGTATAGAAGACAAAGCAAAGTCTTATGGCGTAGTACAGCTTTTTACAGTATGTGGCAATAGATTTATGCAAAAAATACACAAAAAACTAAAGTGGGATATGCATAAGACAGAGTACGAAGCTTTTAAATTTTTATAAAATGGGAAAAAATAGACAAAGAGATATAGAAAATCAAATACAGCAAGCTACAGATTCTCAACTAGCAGAACAAAGAGGTAGATTAGCTGCTGCAGAAGCAAATGTTGCTGCGCAAAGGCAAGCTTTTACAGACTTTCAGTTTGAAAATCCTTTTGCAGATGTTGAAAATACTTTTGAAGATTTACAAGTTTCTGATGCAGATGTTAGATTACAGCAAGAAATAGGAGCACAAAGAGATGCTAGTATACTTAGTCAATTAAGTGGAGCTGCTGGTGGTTCTGGTATTGCTGGTTTAGCTACATCGCTTTCACAGCAGGGTAGATTAAGAGATAGACAAGCTACAGTTGATTACGCTAAAAGATTAGATCAAGCTAGGATGTTAGCAGCTCAAGGAGAGCAAAGAAGACAACAATTAGTAGCTCAAGGTGAAGCTGCTGTTCAACAAGCTGAATTTGGTAGAGAAAGTACTTTGCTAGCAGCTGAGTATAATTTACTAGCTGGGGCTACCGCTGGTCAGCAAGCTGCTTTAGCAAACCAAATGTCTGGACTTGCTAATATATCATCGATGCAAGGTGCTCGTATGGGTATGTATGGCGCTCTTGGTGGAGCTTTAATAGGTGGTGTAGCTAGTATGGGTGCTGCTGCTTTAGCTCCAGATACAATAATTAATCAAGTAGGGTAAACATGGCAATAAAACTAACACAAGGAGCAGATGCTACTATAGCAACGGCAGCGGCAAGAGCTGGTATGGCCGGCGTGCCGTTAGACATGAGCAAGTCTTTTGAACAGATGAGTAAAAGTCAAATTGACTTAATGAATGTATATGCGAAACAAGGTGCTGAGTTAATTAACACTACATTGGAAATAGCAGCGCCTTTGGTTAAAGAGGCTGCTGAAAGATTAAAAACTAAAATGGGTTTTGGTGGTAACGAAAACATGGTGCAACCTATATCTGAACAGTGGAAAGCTCATAGAAAAAATAAACCAAAAAGAAGAGATTATAGAAATGATGACGAATCATTTGATAAAGACGCGTTTAGAAAAGATAAAGATGCTTGGGACAGCAAAAAGAATAAAATACTAAATGACGGGCAGTACGCTAGAAATGGAATACAAAAAAGTTTACAGCAGGTTGCTATAGATGATATGGATCCGTTAGCTACAGGATCAGAAAATTTATTGTGGCACGGTACTATTACGGCGCAAGGAGATCCTATAAAAACAGGTAAACATAAAGGATTATATTCAGAAACTGGTTATAGAGATGACGAGCTAGGTTTTTATATGAAAACTAGTGATGGTAAATATATTTCAGAAATTGATGAGCTAGGAAGAATAACAACAACAGACAAAAAAGAACAAGCTCTTTGGAAAGATCATAGAGATGTTGAAAACTTAATTGTACCTAAACAAACAGAGCTTATACAAGCTGTTGATGCTTTAAGTGCTGGCTTTCAAGATCATGGTGAAAAAACAGGTAAAGAAGCAACTACAACAATGTTAAACTTAGCTAAAAAGAAAACAAGAGAAGCTGTTGCTACTGAAAACGGTTGGAAAGCTTTAACTAAAAATAGAGGTCTTGCTGGTTCTGATATTAGCTATTTTGATGCTATAAGTGGTGATGATATAGAATTATCAAGCGAAATATTAAATCTTGTTACGCTAAAAACAGAAGGATTTAAAGACGATGGTGATGGAAAAATTACTGCAAAAGATTTTGCTGGTGAAGACGGTATATTTAGCGAAGAAGATCTTAAAGATGTAACAATATTAGCTAACATGAATATACTTCGTAGAGAAGCCATGAATTATAACAACCCACAAGCTAAAGAAGCATTTTTAGCCTGGACTGATAAACAATTTAAAAAAGCAAACAAAGATGGTATAGGCTTATATGAGAAAAAGAATCCAAGAAATCCTAGTAATAGAAGAGCTTTTCAATTTGGTATAGATCCTGATAGAAACTATGGCTCTATTTATTTAGATAATAAAACAAATCAAGTTTTTGGTGATGATATTATTAATGAAGTTAAGCTTTTTAAAGATATAGAAAATGGTAAAATGGGTGAAAACTATACTTTTAGAGCTTACACAGGTATAACTTTTAATTGGACTGGTAAAAACTGGCAAAGAGTTGAAATAAAAGATGGTAAACCAGAGTATAAAAATGTTAGTAGAAGAGCTGTTATAAACTCTTATGGTAGTGATTTTAACACAAAAGGAATAATGGATTATCTTGGCGAAGGACCAAAGATTAACAATACTTTTAATACAGATCCAAATGATAAGGATAGTTCTAATATAGAAAAAGAAAAAGAAAAAGAAAAAGATGAGAAAAAAGAAGAAGAAAAGAAAGGTGGATTTTCATTTTTTAAAAAGCAATTTTAATAAATAATGGCAGAACAGTATATTAATACTAATACAGGTGAGGTATTTGATGTTTCATCAGACAAGTTGCAAGAGTTTTTAGCTGCATATCCTGATGCAAAAAAACTAGAAGACTCTACAGAACCTCCAAAACCAGTTATTTCACCAAGACAAAGATTAGGTGGTGGTATTGATTTAGATTTAACTGACGAAGAAGTAGAAGATGAAGTTGGTTTTTTTGAAGGTCTTATGAATATGTTTAAACAACATTTAGGACCAGCTACTGAATCAAAAGTAAATCAAGCAACAGGTTTTCTTAATGCTTTTTTTGATTCTGCAATTACGCCAACTTCTGAGTTCATGACAAACGTAGTTGATACTAGTCCTTTAAACGATACTGACGGTTTTCTTAATTTTTTTAGAGCAGGAGATGCTAGAACTAAACAAGAAGGCTTGTATGACTCTGAAACTGGAAAAACTGTTAGTTTTGATAGAGAAGCTCACAAAAGAGATGGTCATGACGCTCCTGAAAACGCTGAGTATTATAAGCTATTGAAAAAAAGAGCTTCGTTTCCTATATATGAAATAACAGATGATGGTTCAATTAGAAAGTTTGAAAATCCTGTTTACTTAGTAGATGAAAACGGAAAAAAGATTGATGATCTTTATAAAGAAGAACTACTAAAAGTTCATAAAAAAAATGTTGAACTTAATGCTAAAATAGCCAAACTTCCAATAACAGATAGCAAAGGATTTCTTGATGCTGTAAAAAACGGAAGAGTTGGCGATACTTTTCTACAAGGTTTAAACTTTGTTACAGACGCTGCTATGCAGTTTGCAGCCGCTAGGCTTACCTTTGGTACTTCTATGGCTCTTCAAATGGGTGGTATGTCATATATGTCTTTTAACGAAGAAAAGGCTAAAGCTTTGTATGGTGACGATCCTGATGGTTTTCAAAAATTATTAGAAAATGGTGAAGACGAATTAGGTTTACCACTTTTATTTGGTGGTTTAGGTTTTGCTTTAGAAAGAGCTGGTTTTAAAGGTATTACTAGAGAAATAGCCAAACAATCTTTTAAAAAAAGAGGTTACTTTGGTCTTTTGGCTGCTAGTCAAAAAGAAGCTTGGACTGAGTATGGTCAAGGTTTAATAGAGCGTATGAACCAAAATATAGGTAAACAAATGTCTTTTGAAGATGCTATAAAAGACGTAGGTAGCTATATGGGTAGTGAAGAAGCTTGGGATCAGTATTTTGCAGGTTTAATTGGTGGTGGCGCTCTTACAGCTGGAGGTAGAAAAATAAACGCTGCTTTAAGAGCTGATGAGTCAAGTAGTAGATTTATAGCTCAAAAAGTTAAAAACATAGAAGAACTTCTTGAAGCAAAGGCAAGAACTACTAGCATAAAAGAACAAAAAAAATATGATGATTTAATTCAAGCACAGCAAGAAGATTTAAATGAGTTTTTAGCTCAAAATAGTAAATTATCAGAGTACTTAAGTACTAAGCAAGAAGATGGCTTAAATAATCTTTTAAGCAACATAAGAAAAACTAGAAAAGAAATAAAAGAAGCTAAATCTTTGTTTAACAAAGGTTTAATAAGTGAACAAGAGTTTAAAGCTTTAGAGTCTACTTTAAAACAAAGAGAAAGAAGTTATAACGATGGTATTATTAGTATTAAGAACGATGCTAATATGAGCTTGCTAATGGAAGAGCTTGATGGCACTGGTAGCTTAATTAAAAATGTTAAAAATCTACAGCAACAAGTATTTAGAACTGAAGCTGAGTTTCTTGATGCTTTAAAAACTGAAATGTTAGCTAAAGGTAAAACAGAAGCAGACTTTGAAAAAACTACTAAAGGTTTTCAAATTGACGGTTTAAAGATTGGTGGTAAGCTAATGATAAACGCAGAGGTTGCTGCTCAAAACAACGCTATTGGTATAGGTATACATGAAGTTTTACATGGTTTATTAAAAACAACTGTTCAAGGTAAAGACGGTAATTTAAGCGAAAAAGGTGAGTTAATTGTAAAAGATTTTATAAAAACATTAAGTAATAATGAAAAAAAGCTCATAGAGGAAGTGCTAGACAAAGGTGGATATAGAACTGGAAAAGAGTTTAAAGAGTATGGCGAAGAATATTTAAACTTTTACGCGCAATTATCTAAACAAGGAGCTTTTGAACCAACTAGTAAAGTAGGTCAATTTATTTCTAATTTATTTAGAACTGAAACAGAGTTTAAAAAAGTAAACTTTGAAACAGGTGCAGATACTAAAGCTTTTTTAGATGCTATGGTTGCCGACTCTAAAAAAGGTATATATAGAAAAGAAATACAAGAGTTTGTAAGTAAACAAGATTTTACTATAGATGATGCTGACATAAAGTTTTCTAAACAAGCTATTGACAAACTAGGTAGTGAGTCAGAGCTTGGTAATAGTTTTAGAGAAAAAGATGTTGGTAAGTTTTACTACGATGCCGAAGTAGATCAGATAATAACAGAAATAAAAAATAAAGGTTATTTAGATAATTTAATTGCGGCAAAATATAAAGGAGGTCGTGCTCCAAGAGAATTTATTGACAAAGTAGTAGCAGAGCTTACTCCACATATTAAAAACTTTAATCCTGAAACTAATGATAGTTTGTTTGGTTGGATTAATTCTCAAATAGCTAATAAAGCTGGTAATGTCTATAACAGAGAGTACAAAGCAGACGAAGTATCTAGAGCTAAAGAAATAGGTGAAAGAACAGAAGAAGGTGAGCTAAAAATACAAGTTGAAGCTGAAACAGACGCTTCAATAGAGCAGTTTGAAGAAGAAGATGTATCTATCGCTGCTAGAGCTAGACAAAGAAAAACAAAAGAACAAACAGGTCAAGAACAAGAAGTCAAGCAGTCTAAGCTTAGAAAAGCATTAGGCTTTGAAACTGGAGGAGATATGTATAGCACAATACTTAACTCTATAAAAAAGTCAATTGTTATAGCGTATCGTAAAACTCAGAATATAAAAGATCCGTCAAAAAGAGCTAAAGCTATAGACGAGTTGTTACGTAAAGAGTATTTTAGTCTTACTAGCGATGTTTTTAAGCCACTAAAAAACTTTTTTGGTGCTAAGCCTTATATAAAGAACTTGAAGCTCCATAGAGAAGCTATGTTTAATACTATATCTGTAGCTGATTTAGTTCAAATGGAAAGAAAAGTTCCTGAAGACAAAAGAAAATTTACTACTTTCGTAAAACAACTTACAAGTAAAAAAGAAGTTGAAGATGCCGTTAGAAAAGAACAATTACCTCTTGATGCTTTAAACAAAATTGATCAAGGACAAGCTGTAAATCTTTATAAAAGAAGAATACCTACAGAACCTGAACTAGTTGAATTTGCTGATCAACCGGCTATAAATCCTGAAACAGGTGAAAGATCTGGTTTAAAAGGAACTAGAAAAGATGGTTTTGTTAAAGCTTTAGGTATTACTCTTATTAAAGATGCTACTATGGAAGCTAGACAGTCCGAAGAAGTCAGAAGTAGGATAGAAGACGACGGTGTTAGTTATGAAGCTGAAATACAAGAGTTAGCAGCTGCAATAGGTAGAGAGTCTAATATAATGTTTTCTAGAACTCAAATTATAGATGGCTTGGCTGATAATGTACTTGATGAGCTTTCTAAGCTAGCCACTGGCAAAACTAAATTAGAAAACATAGTATCAATAGAGTATGACAAAAAAGGTAAAGCTAAATATTCTTTAAAAATACCTTTTAAGAAAAGATATGAAAAAGGTGGTAGAGAATACTCTAACTCAGACAAAAATAAAGCTGCTGAAATAATATATAAAATGCATCAAGCTAACGAGTATGGTGAGTTAAAAGATGAGCAGTTAAAGCAAGATTTAGTTACAAAAATAGTTAAAAAAAGTAAGCCTGGAGAAAAAATAAATCTAGGTTTAGCGCTTGAATATAGAATAAAATCTATGTTTAAAAAAGCTATTGCTAATACTGCTTTACAATTAAAGAAAGGTAAAGGTGATATATATGTTGCTTTAAATAATATAGTTGTTGGCGTTGAATCTAAGCTAGATATAGCTAGAGGAGTTTCACAAACAATAAACTTTTTATCTAACGGAAATTTAACTTTTGCTAATAAAAATGAAACAGCTAATCAAGATGGTGTTTTATATGATGATATTATAGGTGATTTAATTAAAGATCAATATAATCAAATATCTAAAGATTTAAAAAAAGCTGGTTTAGGTGAAATAAAAAATGGTAATGAGTTAACAGACGCTCAAGCTAGTTGGTTAAATGATAATAAAAGTAAATACTCTACTAGCACAAACATAGATGGAGATTATTTTTCTTGGGCTTATGCTCATGGAAAATATAGTAAAATGCCTCAAGGTTTTGTTCAGGTTGGACAAAAACTTTATGTAATGACAACAGGTAATGAAAATGTTGATAAAGTTAGTAATGCTGTAGCTGCTGAATTTAACCGCTTAAATCCAAACAATAAAATACAAAGATTAAAGTTAAAAGAAGGCGAAACAATAGAGCTTGTAGCTAGGATAGATAGACCAAAAAAAGGTAAGATAAAGTATAGAATATCACCTAGAATAAATGAATTTAAGTTTGTTGATAGTAAAGCAAACTTACTAGACGCTTCGCAAACTAAAAGTTTTATAAAATCTACAGAAACTACGTTAAATTCACAGTTAAAAATACAAAACTCTAGAAAACTGGTAAAAGCAAGAGATAACAGTTTAAAGCCTTCAAGAGGCATGTCTACTTTTGATTTTGATGAAACACTAATTATAGAAGGTAAAAACTTTGTAACAGCAACTAAAGATGGTGAAACAGTTAAAATACCATCTGCTAAATGGCCTATTGACGGTCCAAGGTATGCTGAAGAAAACTGGGACTTTGATTTTTCTGATTTTGTTAATGTAAGAGGTGGAAAAGAAGGGCCGTTATTACAAAAAATGAAAAACCAAATAGCTAAATACGGAAATAAAAATGTATTTGTACTTACTGCTCGCATGCAAGAAGCTGCGCAACCTATACATGAATGGTTAAAGTCTAAAGGTATAAACATACCGTTAGAAAATATAACAGGTTTAGGTAATAGCACTGGAGAAGCAAAAGCTTTATGGATGTTAGATAAATATTCAGAAGGTTATAATGACATGTATTTTGTTGATGACGCGTTGCCTAACGTTAAAGCCGTACAAGAAGTATTTGATCAGCTAGATGTTAAAGGTAAATCTGTACAAGCTAAAATTAATTTTAGTAGAAGCTTAGATCAAGACTTTAATAAAATAATTGAAGAAGTTACAGGCATAGAGTCTGAAAAAAGATTTAGTGATATAAAAGCTAGAAAACGTGGTTCTGATAAAGGTAAGTTTAGATTTTTTATACCACCATCGCATGAGGATTTTGTAGGTCTATTATATAACTTTATGGGTAAAGGTAGAAAAGGTGATAAACATAGAGACTTTTTTGAAAAAGCTTTAATAAAACCTTTAAATAGAGCTTATAAAGAATTAGACACAGCAATGCAATCTATAGCTAATGACTTTAAAGCTTTAAATAAAAATTATCCAGATATAAAGAAAAAGTTAAAAAAGAATACTGCTGATGGTGATTTTACTTTTGAAGATGCTATAAGAGTTTATATATGGACTAAAAACGGTCATGAAATACCAGGTCTTAGCAAAAAAGATCAAGATATGTTAAACGAATATGTTACTCTTGATCCTGTATTGCAAAACTATGCTAACTCTATAGAAAGTATATCAAGAGTAGATGGTTATATACCGCCTACTGAATCTTGGGATATTGGTAGTTTACGATCAGATCTCATGGATGCTACTGGTAAAATTGGTAGATCTCAATATTTTACTGAATTTATAGAAAATTCTAATGAAATATTTTCAAAAGATAATTTAAATAAAATTGAAGCTGCTTACGGTAAAAGTGTTAGAGAATCTATAGAAGATATGCTTTATTCTATAAGAACTGGTGAAAAAAGACCTCAAGGTCAAAATAAAATTGTAAATCAATTTGTAAACTTTATTAATGGAGCAGTAGGTACCGTTATGTTTCTTAACATGAGATCAGCTTTATTACAGCAGATGTCTATTGTTAACTACATGAACTTTGCTGATAACAATTTGTTTGCAATGGCTAAAGCATTTGCTAATCAAAAACAATACTGGGCTGATTGGGTATTTATATTTAACTCTGACACTTTAAAGCAAAGAAGAGGTGGTATAAGAACAGATGTTAATGCTGCTGAGCTAGTTCAAACGGCTAGTAGATCTAGGTTTCCAATGCGTGTAATTATACAAAAACTTTTAGCTGCAGGTTTTACTCCTACACAAATAGCTGATAGTGTTGCAATATCAACGGGTGGTGCTACTTATTATAGAAATAGAACTAACAAGTATATAAAAGAAGGTCTTAGCCAAAAAGAAGCAGAATTAAAAGCTTTTAACGATTTTAATGAAATAACACAATCGACACAGCAGTCAGCTAGAGAAGATATGATTTCTGCTCAACAAAGATCTGCTGTAGGTAAGTTTGTACTTGCTTTTCAAAATGTTACATCACAGTTTAATAGACTAGGTAAAAAAGCATTTTTAGATTTAAAAAATAGAAGAATAACACCTCCTTACGATAATCAGTTTCAAAGTGACGTTTCAAACTTAGCTAGACTAACTTATTACATAGGCATACAAAACATGGTATTCTATAGTTTACAAACAGCTTTGTTTATGGCTATGTTTGACGATGAAGAAGAGTTAACTGAAAAAGAAGAAAAAAGTAGAGGCAAAAAGTTTGAATATGCAGTTAACGGTGCTATTGATAGTGTTTTAAGAGGTACGGGTGTTTACGGAGCAATAGCCGCTACTGTTAAAAATATGGCTATACAATGGGACAAACAAAGAGATGTAAAATACAACAAAGATGAAAGCGCTGTTTTAAGAGCTGCTTTAGACATATCTCCACCTCTTGGTATTAAAGCTAGAAGAATAGTTGCTGCTGAAAAAACATTAAACTATAATGAAAAGGTTATAGATCACATGAAGCTTTCTGATATAGATAATCCTATATGGCCAGCTGTGACTAGTTACTTTGAGCTTGTAAATATACCTTTAAATAAAACTTACAATAAAGTTCAAAACATTAGACAATCTCTAAACAAAGAGCACTCTGCGCTTGAAAGAGTAATGATGTTTTTTGGTTGGAGTCAATACAACTTAGATCTTGAAAATGAAAAAATGAAAAAGATCAAAGAAGAAACAAAGAAAAAGAAGAAAAAGAAAAAGAAAAAAGAACCATATTTTTTAGACATTTAAAATGAAAAAAATAATAATAATATTAATAGCGTTCATAACAGCGTGTACAGCTCCTAAAGAGTGTTGCTCACAAATTAAAAAAGCGTTTAAGTTTTCTACGTTTTACATAGCGGCAAATGGTGGAACATCTTTAGCTGATAGAGATGTATACTCTACAAGCCAAGGTGTGCTAAGTTACGATACTGTATTTACGCCATACGATTATTCGTTAACAATGGGTATACGTAAAATAAAACGTTTTCAATACGAAGGTAGTACTCCTTTCAAAGATGGTACTGAATCTGCTTATGGCGATGCTGCTACAGTTGGTTTATCACCGTTTGAATATTTATTTGAAGTAGACTATAAACGACAAGAAGGCGTAGAGTACTTTGATCAACAACATTTCGTAAGATATGTAAGAAATAAATGGCTTACTAAAGTAGAGTATGTTAAAGACGGTTTTGCAGATATAGAGTATTACGAAGCTACACAGAGATTTAGATTACGTGGTAAAAAGAAATTATCTTTTAATTTTGGCGGTGTTACAAGACTTGCAGAGCCTTATGGCTTTGACCCGCTAACAGAGTGGAAGCTAGAAAACGACTATATACATTATACACAACTAGCAATACAAGAAGGTTATAGTATAGATGTATTTGAAAATGAATATAAAAACCCAGCAGGCGACGTAGTTGCTACAAGTAGTGCTGTTTGGGAAGAAGTTATTATACCTCAAATATTAGAAGATTACGTAAATAAAAAACGTAATGAATTAGATAATCAGTTTCAATACTCAGTAGTTTTAGGTTTTGATTATTATCATTATAAAAAAGATTTTTGGTTGCACTCGTGGGGTAATTTCATGCCGTACCATTACGATAGTGGAGGAGAGTATTCTTATCATAATTTTATAGATGGTCAATGGTATGACTATTCTGGCGGATTAATACTTGGATACAAGTTTAATAAACACTTAGGTTTATTTGTTGAAGGTAAATACAACAAGTACTGGAATCGCGAGTGGTATGACTTTAAGTGTGGTGTTAATTATGTAATCTTTTAATCATGGCTTATACGCAAAAAAATCATCCAATACCTGTAACTTCTTGTGGTAGAAGAAGAGCTGGCGGAATACTGTCTGGTTTTAAATTATCAGATGAAGATTCACCTATGCAAAAACGTAAGCGTAAAAAGACTAACGAACCAAGAAAAACTACTAAAGGTAAAGGTCGTAACTTTAGAACTATCAAAGAGGGTGCTGGGATGACTTCTAAGGGAGTTAGAGAATATAGACGTAAAAACCCTGGAAGTAAACTTAAAACTGCTGTAACAGGAAAAGTTAAACCAGGAAGTAAAGACGCAAAAAGAAGAAAATCGTTCTGCGCTAGATCAAGAAGTTGGAAAAGTAAACGAGGTTTAGCTGCTAGACGCAGATGGAAATGTTAATATTATGAAAGTACAAAAAAGTTCAGCATTAAAAAAAATTTCTGCAGCTTGTAAAACAGCAGCAAAACGTAAGTTTAAGGTTTGGCCTAGTGCTTATGCTTCAGGTTGGGGTGTAAGATGTACTAGAGCTGGTGGACCAGGTAAAATGGGTAAAAGTAAAAAGAAAAAATAATGGCGTTTAAAATGAAAAGCCCATTAAAGTGTTGGAAAGGTTATAAAAGAAAACCTGGAACAACTCGCTTTAGCAAAGGAAGCTGCGTTAAAGTTTCGCCTAATAAAAAACGCATGGGTGAGTTTAAAGAGTCTGATGCTCCTGATGCAAAAGGTAAGTTTAAAAGCTTGTCACCTTCAGGTTTAGCTAGTTGGCTTATTAAATCTCGTAAAGGTAATTTATCTAGAATTATCAGTAGTTTAAACCAGCAAGTAGTTTTTAACCGTAAAAAAAATCCTAGCTATGCGGCTAAAATGAAAACTACAATGAACATTGTTAGAAAAAGATTAGGTAAAAAAGGCAATGAGTAAGGCGTATAGAGGCGTATTGAAAGCTAGAATAGCTAAGATCTATGGTGGTGATGTAACTATAGATAAATGTAAAAAATTAAAAGCTAGACCTGGAGCTACACCAAGAGATAAACAACTATGTAACTGGTTTATAAATATGCAAACAAATAGACCTTCACCTAAAAAAAAGAAAGCAGATCCTAAAGTTGGTACAGGTAAAAAACCAAAAGGTTCTGATAGAAGGTTGTATACTGATGAAAATCCAAAAGATACAGTAAGCATTAAGTTTGCTACTGTTGCTGATGCTAGAAAAACAATAGCTAAAGTAATGAAAATAAATAAACCTTATGCTCGTAAAATACAAATACTAACAGTATTAGAGCAAAGAGCTGAGGTTATGGGTAAAATGGAACAAGCAAGGCTAGCTAAAGCTGCTAAAAAAAGATTAAAAGCTCAAAGAAAAAATGTTTAAAGATTTTAACATATCTTCTTTTAAAAAGAAAAAACCACCAAGTAATAGTTCTTTTACTACTATGCAAGAAGTTAAAGAGCTTACTAAAATACCAATGAGTAGAAAGTTTGTCAAAGAAAACGATGATATAGAAGCGGTTTTTAAAAAAGTTGCTAAAAAGAAAAATATTGAAGATTACGATCCTAAACTAGTTGCAAATTTAATAAAAAAATCTGCACCTATAATACTCGATTTAAAAAAACACTTTAATAGACCAAGGCCAAAATCAATGGCAAAAAAATTAAATATAAAAATGGATGATATTGAAATGGATTCCATGAAAACACCTTCATATCCCTCAGGTCATTCGACACAAGGAGTTTTAATAGCTAAAGTGTTAGGTGATAAACATCCTAAAGCAAAATCAGCTTTTGCTAAAGCTGCAAAAAATATATCTTATAGTCGCAATGTCGCTCATGCGCACTATAAGTCTGATAGTAAAATGGGCGAAAACCTTGGTAAAGAAATGTATAACCACATTAAAAACAAAATTTAAAATGAAAAAGGGACCAATGAAAATGGCGAAAAAAGCGCCTATGAAAATGGCGAAAAAATCTGCTATGAAAAAAGTAAATGCTGGATCTATTAAAATGGCTAAAGCTATCTTAGAGAAAGCTGGTAAAGAAGAAGGTGTTGCTATGAAAATGAAGAAAGCAGCTATGAAGCTTAAAAAAGATTCAACTATGATGATGAAAAAAGCTGCAATGAAGATGAAAAAAGCTTCAGCTATGAAAATGAAAGGCAAAGCAGCTATGAAAATGAAAAAGAAGTAAGACTATGTCTTTTAAATTGATCTCACCGCTTAAAAAGCGTAGCAAAGTAAAGGGCGGAGGTACAAAAAAAGTGTGTCTGCCCGCTGCTAAAGTTCGTAGCATGTCTGCTTCAGAACGGGCTAGCGTCGTGCGCGCTAAACGTAAAGCTGCAAAAGGCGGTAAATATAAAAGATCAAGTAAAAGCAATGTTAAAGGTGCTCGTAAAAAAGGTGCTACTTTACGTGATTGGTTTAGAAAAGAAAACTGGGTACAAGTAAGTAATCCAAGCAAAAAATGCGGTGAAAAATAATACAATGGCAAAAGAATTAAATGAAAATACAAGCTTTAAAGTTAGTATACAGACATTAATAGCTATAGGTTTTGGTATGGCTACAATTATAGGTATGTGGTTTGCGTTACAAGCAGATATATCTGAAGCTAAAGAACTTCCTAAACCTGATATTACTCGTATGGAGTTTGATATGAAAGATCAAAACGTGCGACAAACTATTATGACTACACAAGAAGATGTTAAAGAAATAAAAGAAGACATCAGACGTATAGAAGATAAGATTGATCAGTTAAGATAATGAAAGTGTGTATAGCAAAATATTTGTACGCGCTAATTATGATATTAGTGTTTACAGCAGCTACAGCTTTCAGTCAAGTAAAGGTAGTACACTTCAACGCAGGTTGGAACTCAGCTAATGATGTTGAGTGGTTTAATAAATTATCTGATGCTAATAAAAAAAGTTTAAGCATTGATGATGGAGATGTACAAGCTAAATATTCTATTGCTATCGTACCTACTATCATTGTGTTTGATGATGGTGAAGAAGTAAAACGTTATCAAGCAGATCTTAGTTTTAAAATGCAAGCTACTAGAGAAGAAATACAAGAATATATAGACGAATTAATAATAAGTAAGTTTTAGTTATGGCATTTAAAATGAAAAGTCCACTAGCTTTGTTTGGTAATAAAGAGTTGCGTAAAGCAAAAAGAAAAGCTAGAAAAGAGTTAAAAAAACAAGGCAAGCTTACTAAAGAAGCTAGAAAAGAAATTAGAAAATATAAAGATTACTAATGAAAAGATTAATTACATTTCTATTTTTATTTAATATTGCTTTTGCTCAATGTCCTCCTGGTACATGGAGTTTAAATGTTACAATAAATCCTGATCAGTATCCAGAAGAAACTTCTTGGTATATAATGACTTTCTTTGGTGATACATTAATGCAAGGTGGTCCTTATACAGGTATTATAGATTACGAACCACAATATGCTGCGGCTTGTGCGCCTGTTGATAGTTTTTATTTTGTCATTAATGACGCCTATGGCGATGGTGTAGCAGGTAGTTTATGGGGTGGTAATGATGGTTCTGTATATATAGAACAATGTGGTGATACTATATGGCAGTTGCCTATAGCTGACTTTGGTTATCAAATGTATGATACAATATATACTTCAGGTTGTCCTCCACCACCACCAGTATTTGGTTGTATGGACCCTAGTTATGTAGAGTTTGATATAGCAGCTACACTAGACACTGGTATGTGTTTTACACCAAAAGTATACGGATGTACAGACTCACTAGCATATAATTATTTAGACTCAGCTAATACAGATATAAATATAGATAGCTGTATGCATGAGTTAGAATTAACAGATTTAGCTGGTAACGGTTGGGCTGGATCTAGTTTAAAACTATCACAAGCAACAAGCTTGTTACCACCGTTTAATTATCAAGACATCGGAACTTATACTTTAATAGATGGTTTTGATACTACGTTCTTTGTTAACTTAGCAGCAGGTTATCCTGTTAGAGCAGTGTTTGAAATAACACAACAATCAGACTTTACAGCTGTGCAGTGTGGTTATAGTTTATATTCTGAAGATTATGTAGCTATAGATATTGAAGGTGGTTTTGTAAATCCTATACCACCATTTTTCCCTGTAACAGGAGAACCTTATTGTGGTAATAATTGTATTGAAAAAGTTTATGGTTGTACAGATACAACTGCTTTAAACTACGATTACTTAGCTAACACTGATGATAGTACTTGTTACTACTTAGCGGGTTGTACAAACCCTATATATTTGGAGTATAATCCTGCAGCTGATTTTGACGATGGAAGTTGTAACACTTTAATTGTGCTTGGCTGTATGGATTCTACTGCTTTAAATTATAATCCTAACGCTAATGTTGAAATACAAGGCTCTTGCATTGAAGTTATTGAAGGCTGTATGAACTCTTTAGCGTTTAATTATAATCCTAACGCTAACGTTGATGATGGAAGTTGTATACCTGTAATAGAAGGTTGTACTAATCCTATAGCTATAAATTATGATTCACTGGCTAACACAGATGATAACTCTTGTGTTTTACCTGTTTTAGGTTGTACAGACCCTACAGCGCTTAACTATAATCCTTTGGCAAATGTAGAAGATTCAAGTTGTATAGCTGTAGTGTATGGTTGTACAGATGCATCAATGTTTAATTATAATGCAAATGCTAATGTTGATAACGGTAGCTGTATACCGTTCGTATATGGTTGCATAGACTCAACAATGTATAATTATGATGTTTTAGCAAATACTGATAATGGTACTTGTATACCTTTTATTTATGGCTGTACTGACGTTTTAGCAATTAACTATAATTTATTAGCTAATACTGACGATGGCTCTTGTATTGATGTTGTATTAGGTTGTACTGATAGTACAGCTTTTAACTATAATATATTAGCGAATACAGACGACGGCTCGTGCATACCCGTTGTTTGGGGCTGCACTGACCCTGTAGCCTTTAATTATAACTCATCTGCAAATACAGATGATGGTAGTTGTATGCCAGTAGTTTTTGGTTGTATTGATCCTACAATGTGGAATTACTGCGATACTTGTAATACTGATAATGGAAGTTGTATTGAATATTATTATGGATGTACTGATAGCACCGCACTTAACTATGATGATGATGCAAACACTGATAATGGTAGCTGCATTTATCCTATTTATGGCTGTAATGATCCGACTGCTATTAACTACGATCCGCTTGTTAATGTACCTGACTCGACCTGTGAATACTCAGCTGGTTGCGCTGTTGGTGATATATATACTCTTCCTAATCCTTGCTTTGCTTGGGTAATAGATATTGACGAATATTGCTGTGATGTAGAATGGGATAATACTTGTGTGAGCTTATATGAATATTGTCAAGATGGTTGGTCTGGACCTACAAATTTATTAGAGCTTAGAAGTGGTTTAATTACATATCCTAACCCTACAAGTGACTATATATATATAAGTAAAAAAGTTAACGTTAAATTAGTTAACTTGCTAGGAGATATTGTTGTTAGCAAAAAGGATATTAATTCTTTAAATGTATCTAAAATAACTCCTGGTATATATAATTTGATAATTGAATATAAAAACGCAATAATTAGTGTAAAAATAATAAAACAATGAGTGTTATAGGTTCTATAAGCGGAATACCAGTTTACAGTACGCCTATGGAGGCTGTTATATTTGCTACTCAGTTTGGGCTAAAAGGTTATCATCATCATACTATTAAAGGTGTTAATGGTTATATGGGTGGTATTAACCATGAAGATATATCAAGAGCTATGGGTGCTGGCGTTAGTCATTTTTTACCTAAAAGAATACTTGATAAAGGACAATATATTACATCTAGCTCTATATTAAGAGATTATAGATTAAATCAACAAAGCGCTATACCAAAATTAACACCAAGACAGTTAGCCCAACAACCAATGACAGCAAGAAGTGAAACTGCTAATATAGATCCTGAAACTGGATTACCTTGGTATATGGGAGGAGATTATAGTGGTTTAGCAGAGGCTATGGCTCAAGCAGCGGCGGCGCCTCCTAATCCTGCTGCGTCACCTACAACTGGAGTTGTTTATTATGGAACAACTTCCGCTACATACACTTTTACTCCTGATCCTGATTTAGGTATATATCAAGATATTTTACTTTTTGATGGTCAAGGTAATTTGTTTAATGTAGGTTATGTTACTGGTGGTCCTAATGGAGGCCCAATTGAGCCTAATTATAGCACTGTAAAATATGCTTTTATAAACCAAATGCTAGGTGGCAATACAACTGGTTTTGCAAATGGTGTAACTGTAACAAACATACCAGCGCCAGGAACTTATTAAAAAAATTATGAAATTAAAAGTATTAAGATTTAGTTCAGAAGCAGATTCAACACACGGTTTGCTTTTTGAAGAAACAGATATGGGTAAAAAGTTTCTTTGTTATACACTTGAAGATGAGCGTAGAGCTTTGAAAGTTAGAGGAGAAACTAGAGTACCTGCTGGTGTATACAATATAGAATTAAGAAAAGAAGGTGGTTTTCATGAAAGATATACTAAAAAATATCCTGGTATACATCGTGGTATGTTACATGTCACTGATGTTCCTAACTTTGAGTTTATTCTTATACACACTGGAAATACTGACGAGCATACCGCTGGGTGTTTATTGGTGGGTGACTCGCAAGAAAACAACCAACTTCTACCAGATGGATTTATCGGTAAAAGTGTTAACGCTTATAAAAGGATTTATCCTAGTATTGCAAAAGCGATAGAACAAGGAGAAGAAGTAACAATTGAATATATAGATTACGATTAAATAAAAAAATATGGCAACGACAACAGCAACAATAACAATAGCTAGCACAGACTTATTATCTGATGAGTTATCTTTAACAACAACAGCGACACTTACGGGAGCTGGTAATTCTACTGGTTTAGTTGGAACAGGAGGTTTAGGTAGAAAGAAAACCAGTGGTACTAGTCAGTATATTCTTTTTGATGGAGACGCTTATGCAAACGGTGCTCATAAAGTGTACTTGAAAAACACCTCAACAACAGCAGCACAATATTTTACTATAGAGATTAACTCTGAACAAATGGGTAAATTATATGCTGGTGATTGGTGTTTTTTTCCTTGGGAAGCCAACGCTGACACTAACGATATAAAAATACAACCTAGTGCCGCGGATATGGTGTTAGAGTATATGTTATTTACAGACGAATAAAAATTAACAATAAATAAATAAATAATTATGGCAACAACGACGGCAGCGGTAACGCTAACAAGTGATCTTCTTTCGGATGCAATGTCGGTAAGCGCAAGCACAACGTGCATGAAAGCTGGTACCACTGCAGACGGGTTAGATCAAATGGAATATGGTGTAGTAGAAATAGCTACTGGAACAGCTTATGATATTATCTGTTCAACACCAACAGCAAGTAAAGCTTCTAAGCTTTATGTTAAAAATCACTCTACAGATGAAACTTACTACATAAGCGTAGTGCTTGATGCTCAAGCTGTAGGTAGATTATACGGTGGTGACTGGATGTTTATTCCAGCAGACTTTCATGATGCTAATGCAGATATAGAAATAACATCAACAGGTGGTACTAATATAGTAGAATATGCTCTTTTTCACGAAGGAACTATTTTAACAGCATCTTAATAATAACTTTTAATAATAAATAAACATGGCGACAACATGCACAATAAGTATAGCTTCAGATATAGCTCCAGGTTTTGGTGGTATTAATGAGTCTATGACTCTTACGCAAGCTGGAACTCTTACAGATATAGATAGTACTACAGGTTTTCAAAGAAGAAAGTTATCAGCAACATCTGCTGTAGACTTGGTAACAATGGCTAGCGAGTTAATAGAACCTAAAGATAGCGTAGCTGCTAAGATATACATTAGAAATATAGGCTACAGAGGTGTTATTGACAAGTCTGTAGGTGTTACAATAGGTATTAAATCAGAGCCAATTGGTAAGCTTTATGGTGGAGACTGGCTAATGATGCCTTTAACTTGTATTGACGCAGATGACGTTACAGCTACACCTGATACTGATGATACGGTTGTATTAGAATTTGTAATGTTTTACGAAGAGGCTTAATGGCTATATATAAAAATTTAAGAGGATCAACGGCAGTTACTACAGAGTTAGTAGCTCCGGGATCTTCTTTTGTACCTAAAAGAATACAAATTACAAATGTAAAAAGTTCTGGAACTGGTACAATAACTTTATATTTACAAAATTCTCCTTTATCAGGCTCTTCTAGCACTTTTACTTTTATATATAAAAAAGTAATATCTAATGCTGATTACTTAGCTCTTACAAATGAAATACCTACTAGAAATAGTGCTTTTGGAATGTATGCTACAGTTGGATCTTCAGATGAAATAGATATATTTTTATCGTAAAAAAAAGGGGCCGAAGCCCCTTTTATTACTACACTAACTCACTATTTTTAATTTCTTGAACTTCAACTCGAACTTCTTGAGCCATTGTTTTAATTTCTTGCATGGCTTTTCTTATTCGTGTTCCTGCAGATTTATTTCCTTGTTCAAACTTTTCAACATCAACAGCAGTTGATATTAATGTTTGCATCATGTCATTCATTTTAGAATTTAATTCGTTCATAATATTTAATTAAAGATTAGTTACTTCACAGCTACCACCAGCGCAAGCAAGTTCACCTGATAGATCTGTGTTATCATTCATTTCTACTACATTTTCAAGATTAACTATAGATAAATGTTTCATACGCTCATTGTATTCGTTTTTAGATATATCTTCAAACGGAGCTTGAGTATATGTTCCACCATCATAAGGTAACACTGATAAACCGTTGTAGCAATCACGGTTATTCCACATCCACTCACCAGCTTCATCCCACTCATCTTCTTTCAAAGATATAGTAGCAGATACATTGTGAGTGTTGCTTCCAGCTCTGTGACCAGGTTTAACCCACTCATCAGAAACTTGTTTAACTCTTTCGAGTAAGTCAAACGCAGACTCAGTTCGGACAATAGAACCTTGTGGTGCGTGTTGTGGTATTTCAATCACAGCGGTATCGTGTGGTCTGAAATATTCATCTTTGACTAGCTCAGGAAGATGAACCGATAGATACGAATATATCGCTTCGTTTTTTCCTACGCGTAATCTACGGACATAATAATCATTATGCCATGCATGAATACCGGATGAAGT